GTTTTGTTGGTGTTACGACTACTGCAACTACAAATGGAACTTTAACAACTCCTGGAAACGGATATAATTATTTTTTTTATACCGCAAATGGAACTTTTACAGTCGATAAATCTGGTTATGTTGATGTCTGTGTTATTGCTGGAGGTGGAGGTGGTGGATCAGGGGGGACACCTACTAACTATGGTGGAGGTGGAGGAGCAGGTGGAGTTTTAGAAAGATATTTTGTACTTTTTACTCCAGGACCTTATACTATTACAGTGGGTGGAGGTGGTGCTGGGGCTCCAACAACTGGAGCAATAGCTTCTCAGGGAACACCATCTTCAATTATTGGACCTGGAATTTCTCTCACTGCTACTGGTGGTGGGAGAGGTGGTGGTGGTCCTGGTGGAGCATCTGCTGGAAACGGAGGATCTGGTGGAGGTGGAGGACTTCCACTTGGTACTAGAGGTTCGGGAACTGGAAGTAATTTGGATCTTCAAGGAAATGAAGGAGGAAATTCCGCTCCAGCCTCTAGAGCTGGGGGTGGTGGTGGAGCGACTTCTAGAGGTGAATGGGCAAGTGCTAATACTTCCGCAAATGGTGGCATTGCATTAGCAGCATTTGGTGGAGATCCTGGCGTTCCACCTTCTTATGGAACTACTAATCCGACTCCATTGCCAGGAAGATGGTTTGCTGGAGGTGGTGGCGGTGTTCCTGGTGGATTTGGCGGTGGTCCTTTAGGTGCTAATCTTGGAGGCGCTGGTAATGGTTCGCTAACTACTGCTTCTGGAGCTAGTGGATCAGCAAATACTGGAGGAGGTGGCGGCGGCGGCGGCGGCGGCGGTGCTCGTTCTGGTGGAACTGGTGGATCAGGTATAGTTATTTTGAGAACTAAAGTAAGATCTAACTAATATGGCACCTATTAAAAATACAAACCAAGGATTTATAGGATCTTTTATCTCCAGAGTTGGAATAAGCACACAAATATTTAATCGTCCAAGTTTAGTTGCAGTTGCTGCAACATCATCTACGCCAAATATTTTTACACCAGGAAATGGATATCAATATCATATCTTTACGCAACCTGGAAGATTTTATGTCTTTAATCCTGGATATATTGACTTTTGTATTGTAGGTGGTGGCGGCGCTGGAGGTGCTGGATCTGGTACTGGATCTCATGGGGGAGGTGGTGGTGCTGGTGGATTTGTTGAAAAGTATAACATACTATGTCCAACAGGATTTTATGATATTTGTGTAGGTGTTGGGGGAGCTGCCACTAACGCAATTCCAGCTAGTCCTATTTCTCCTCGTAGTGGAACTCCTTCTTTTGTTAGTGGACCTGTTGGGTTTACATCAATAACAGCAACAGGAGGTGGTGGAGGGGGAACTGCTCCAGCAGGATTTGCAACACCTGGAGGATCTGGTGGGGGTGGAGCATCACCTGGCGCGTTAGCAGGGGGTACACTTAAAAGTGGATTAGATAGAGAAGGATATGATGGAGGAAGGGGCGGTCCAACCATATCAGGATCTGGTGGTTCTGCATCTATTCCAGGTAGAAATGGAAATGCTGATGCAGGAGTTCCTGGAGGTGGTGGATTAGCAGCATTTGGTGGAGATCCAGGTGTTCCTTCTGCTTTTGGAACTGCTAATCCGAGTCCATTGCCAGGAAGATGGTTTGCTGGAGGTGGTGGCGGTGTTCCTGGTGGATTTGGTGGACTTACCCCTCCTGGTGTTAGTGCTGGAGGTGGTGGTGATGGTGGGGGAACAACTACTAGTGGAGGTGATGCTGGACAAAATACTGGTGCAGGTGGAGGTGGTGGTGGTGGTCCCGGGACTCAGGGTGGAGCAGGAGGTTCTGGTATAGTTCTTATACGGTATAAAAATATAAATCTAACATTTTAAAGTAATATGACTCCTTTTAAAAATATATCATTTGGTGGATTTAAATCTTCTTCTAATTCTAAAATTATTAAAACAGGTGTTAATTCTCTTTCTGGAATTTCAACATCAACTACGCCAAATATTTTTACACCAGGAAACGGATATCAATATCATATCTTTACGCAACCTGGACAGTTTTATGTTTTTAGAAGTATAGCAGTTGATTATTTTGTGGTTGCTGGAGGAGGAGGAGGAGGAGGTGCCGTTGATGCTGGAACAACAGAAGGTGGCGGCGGAGGTGCCGGTGGTGTTGGTGTTGGCACTAACATAACTTTTGGTGTCGGAACTTATAATATTTGTGTTGGTGGTGGTGGTGCTGGTGGAACAACTGGGCCACTCATTGCAGCGGGAACAGATGGAACTCCATCATTTATATCTGGACCACCAATGTTTACTACAGTAACTGCAATTGGCGGTGGTGGAGGTGGTTCAGCCCCATCAAATGCTGGACGATCGGGAGGATCTGGTGGTGGAGGTTCTGGTCCTAACGCTGCAGGCGGATCTGGTACTTCTAGACAAGGATTTAGCGGAGCACCAGGATCTCCTGGAACAGCTCCCTCTGTTGGTGCAGGTGGAGGTGGTGGCGGCGCTGGAGGTGTTGGAACAATTCCTGCCCCTGGTACTTCTGGAGGGACTGGTGGTGCTGGAATTAGTGCTTTTAATGGCGATCCTGGCATTCCTGTAGATTATGGATCTCCTGGTGGTACTCCTGGTAGATTTTTTGCTGGTGGTGGAGGTGGATCTCCTTTAGGTGGTGCAGGTACACCTGGTGCAGGTAGTGGAGGTTCTGCTACTGGCAATGGTGGAACAGCAGCTGCTAATTCTGGTGGTGGTGGAGGCGGTGCTGGTGAAGGTGACGTAGGTGGTCCTGGAGGATCGGGAATTGTCATTATTAGACATATACTTAATTAAATAGACAATCTTCAAAGAATCATATATAATGGTAATGAATAAATTATAGGAGATTGAGATTTGGCTTTCCAATCGATTTGGTATTTTTCTGATATTCCAGAAAAAATTATAAAAACAATTGAGGAAGATTTAACAGATAATTTTCAACAACAAATGGGAGACTCCAGACTTATGGGGGATGCTCTCAATCGTGATAAAAGAAATTCAAAAAATGCCTGGGTTCCAACAACTCATTGGACGGCAGGATTTGTTTGGCATTATGTTGAAAGAGCAAATCGTGAAAATTTTCTTTATGATATAAGAAATATTGATGGTGAAAACATGCAATTCACTCAATATAATGAAGGTGAGTTTTATGGATGGCACAATGACGCAGGTATTTCGGGACAGTATAAACCAGTATCGGTAGGTAATCATCATGAAGGAAGAGCGCAAGATTATTTGAATGAAAATTTAGAACTTGTAAGAAAGCTTTCTTTTGTGGTTCAACTTTCAGACCCTGATGATTATGAGGGTGGAAATCTTCAACTTCTTGCGGAAGATGGAAAGTCTTATTTTGCTCCAAGAAAAAGAGGAACTGTAATTGTTTTTGATTCAAGAACTCAACATCGTGTTCTTAAAGTAACTAAAGGCACACGTAAGAGTCTTGTTGGGTGGGTAGTTGGTTCGAGGTGGAAATAGTATGGCGGAACAAATGACAGAAGAGCAATTATTGTTTCAAGAAAGAGTTAACACTGGAACTTCAAAAACAAATAATGATCAATTTGAAAAAGATGGATACTTGGTTGTAAAAAACCTATGGGATTCAGAAGAACTTTATCGTCCTGTTCCAAAAGAAAGAGGACAAATAAACTATTGGGGAAAAAGATTAGATCAATTTACTTATTGTGAATTAGAACAACAAGTTGAAGGATCTCTTGCATGTTATTGGCATCCACAATATCGTTCAATTCATTCTCAAATTCGTTTAAAGTTGGAAAAAATTCTTGGAAAAAAACTTTATAATACTTATTATTATGATCGGTTTTATTTTCCTGGTCAAGCATTAACATGTCATGCAGATCGTGATGCTTGTGAAATTTCTGTAACGACTCATATTAGTACAAATCTAAAGGAACCTTGGCCGATTTGGATTAAGACTCCAGACATTTATGAAGATAAAAATAAAACAATTATCACAAAGAAAGGTGAAAATCGTTCTGTAATTTTATCTTCTGGTGATGGAATGATTTATAAGGGTTGTGAAAGACCTCATTGGAGACATCCAATGCCTACCGAATATAAGAGAACTTGGTATGGTAGAAGAATAGAAAAGGAAGGTCTTTATTATCATCAAATCTTTTTTCATTATGTTCTTGCTGATGGACAAAGAGCACACTGTGCAAACGATATGGCAAAATAATAAATAGTAAAAAATGTGATATAAAATGCCAACTAGTTTATCGTCATTTTTAGGAACTACTTATAACGGATTACAAGGTACTCAAGGTCGTCAAGGTACTCAAGGTCTCCAAGGTACTCAAGGTCTCCAAGGTACTCAAGGCACTATTGGATCATTTAGTTCCCAAGGTGCTCAGGGTCTTCAAGGTCGTTCTGAAATCGGAATTGCTATAATTTCTTGGTTGTCTCCTTCTTAAAATGCCCACATCATTAAATACTTTTTTATCATCTCAAACTCAGGGACTTCAAGGCACTCAAGGACTTCAAGGTACTCAAGGATTACAAGGCATTCAAGGACTTCAAGGTACTCAAGGTATTCGTGGTGAGTTAGTAGGACAAGGAACACAAGCAACACTTGCTAAAAATGCTAAAGGTCTTTCAATTCTTGCTTGGTTGACACCTGGATAAATATAAATATCTGAAAAAACTGAAAGTAAATGGCAGCACCAAATATTGTTAATGTTTCTTCTATCGTAGGTATTACAACTTTTGTTGCTAATATCAGTACAGGTTTTTCGGTAATAATATCTAATCCTGCGTCTAGTAATTCAGTATATAAGGTCAATACATTACTTGCTTCTAATACTACTGGATCTTCTGCAAATATTACTGTTGATTACTTTAGTCAAGCAGCAGGTGCGGGAACATCAGTTTCTATCGGAACAACAATTGCAGTTCCTGCTGGATCTACACTTGCACTGATTGGAAAAGATACACCTCTTTATATTGAAGAAGATAGATCAATATCGGCACAAGCGGGAACGGCAAATTCAATTGACATTCTGGCATCTTATGAGATTATTAGTTAATAAAAATGTCTAGACTTATTGCTGGAAGAATTGGATTTTCCGTAAATGGTGGAGGTTCTGGTGGAATTTTTAATTTTTTAACACAGTATGTTCTTAAAAAACAAGATTTTTGGGAAAAAATTAATATAGTAGGAGGAACAGAAAGCACTCCTGGAAATGGATATAAGTATCATTTTTTTACTGGTAGTCAACCACTTGTAGTGTATAATGGTGGATCGGTAGATTATATTATTGTTGCTGGTGGTGCCGGGGGTGGAGACGGGAATGGTGCTTTTACCGATACTATGGGTGCTGGCGGCGGAGCAGGAGGATATAGAACTGGAACTATAAATTTATTTGAAGGACAATATTATGTAATAATAGGATCTGGTGGATTTGGTCCAACTTCAAGTACTGCACCTAGTAATAATATTAATGGAAATGGATTTCCTTCAATATTGAGATATATTGGGAATATATCTGAACCATCATCTAATGTTTTTATTGACATAGAATCTACTGGTGGGGGTGCAGGTGGATATCATCCTGGCGGGATTAGTGGACGATCTGGAGGTTCTGGTGGAGGAGGTGCTCCCCCAAATGGAACAGGTGGAACAGGAAATACACCCACAACTTCTCCATCGCAAGGAAATCCTGGAGGATCTGGCGTTGCATTTGCTGCTGGCGGTGGTGGTGGGTCTGGTGGATCTGGAAGAGGGGGATCAAATCCACCAGCAAAGGGAGGAAATGGTGGACTTGGTATTGCAGCATTTAATGCTGATTCTGGAATTCCAGCTTCTTATGGTGCTACTGGACCCTCTCCTGGTAGGTGGTTTGCTGGTGGAGGTGGTGGGGGTGGATCTACTACCGCAGGTTTTGGTGGTGTTGGACCTGGTGCAGGTCCCGGACCATTTGCGGGAGGAGGACCAGGTGGAAGACCTAGTGTAACTGCAGCCATTAGAAACGGAACAGCAGGAACGGTAAATACTGGTGGTGGTGGAGGAGGAGGTGCTGCTTCACCTACTGGTGGATCTGCTGGAAACGGAGGATCTGGTATAGTTATTATAAGATATCTTATTTAAATAAAATGTAAAATGACAAAACATATAGGAAATAGAATTGGATTTGGAGTCAGTACTAGTTCTGATGGAGGTCTTTTTAACATTACCTCTCAATTTTTCATAAAAAAAGAATCAAGATGGGCATTTACTGCTGGAACATCTACTGGTGGTAGTCAAACTCCAACAAATGGATTAGAACCTGGAAATGGATATAGATATCATTTTTTCACAGCAACTGGTCCATTTACTCTTTCTCAGGATACTTATGTTGACTATATGATTGTTGGTGGCGGAGGCGCTGGTGGACGTAGTGCTCTTTTTACCGATACTGGTGGTGGTGGAGGTGGTGCTGGAGGATTTAGAACAGGTTCAAATTTATTGTTAAAAACTGGTGCATATACTATTACAATTGGGGGTGGTGGTTCTGGACCTGGATTAACATCTGGAAGTTCATCACACATTACTGGATCAGTTGGATTCACTTCTATTACTTCAACTGGTGGTGGTAGAGGTGGATATTGGGGTCCTCCAAACGTTCCTGGTGTTAATGGTGGTTCTGGTGGTGGGGGAGGAGGTCCATCTGGAACGGGTGGAACAGGAAATATACCCACAACTTCTCCATCGCAAGGAAATCCTGGAGGTTTAGGGAATTGGGCTGGCGGTGGCGGCGGAGGTGCATTAGAGTCCGGTAGACGAGGTTCAGGACCTCCTGCTTCTATTGGTGGAGGAAGAGGAGGTTCTGGAGCGCAAGCATTTTTTGGAGATCCTGGCGTTCCACCTTCTTATGGTGCTACTGCACCCTCTCCTGGTAGGTGGTTTGCTGGTGGAGGTGGTGGAGGACCATTTGGCCCTGGTGGATTCGGTGGTGGTGGCAATGGTGGACCTTCTACACCTGGATCTGGAACTACAAATACTGGTGGTGGAGGAGGTGGAGCAAATAACCCTGCACCAACAGCAACATCTGGTGGATCTGGTGGATCTGGTATTGTTATTATTCGTTATTTGATAAATCAATCTTAAATTTATACATAAAGTTAGAGTTAATTCATTTACAAAATATGGCGCACTTTGCAGAATTAGATGAAAACAATATTGTTAAAAGAGTAATCGTAATATCTAATCAGGATATTGTTGATATGAACGGTGTTGAAGTTGAAGAAATTGGAATAGGATTTTGTAAAAAAATGTTTGGTGCAGAAACTAAATGGAAACAAACATCTTATAATGAAAAGTTTAGATGTCGTTATGCTGGATCAGGAATGATTTATAGTCATGAGTATGATGTATTTTTATTTCCTCAACCATATCCTTCTTGGATTTTAAATACTATGACTTATGATTGGGATTCTCCAATACCACAACCAGAACTTACAGAAGACCAAATTGAACAACAATGTTATTATGATTGGAATGAAGAAGCACAAGAATGGCAACTAAAACAGAAATGAAGCAAATGATGGAATCTAAACCTGTGATGGAATTATTTCTTAAATACCATGAACAAAATCTTTTATGTTCAATTGACCCAAGTATTTCGGCACCAGGAGGGGCTAATAAATTTTTTAACGATTATGGTTACATGATTCTTCATAATATTTGTCCATCAAATGACGTACAAAAAATTGATTTTGAAGATGAAAAAATTATTTTAGAGATTCAAACAAAAATAAAATCAGTTCTTGAAGATATTCTTGAGAAGAATCTAACTAATTATGGATTTAATAAAAAAATTTATTCTGTTAATGAAAAAATTTTTAGAAATTTAAATGACAATAAAAATATTGTTTCTTTTGTTTTGCAAGTAGATGCAAATTCTTTTATTCCTTGGTCACTTTTTATAAAAGATTCTAATAAAAATGAGTATTTTATAAATCTAAAAAATGGACATGGAGTTCTTTACAAAGGTTATAATGTAGAAAATTGGAGAAATAAATTAGAGACTAGATATAATACCTTTGGGAAAATTTTGAATAAACTTTTAGGTAGAAAAGATGACACTTATTATGCTGAAATTGTTTTTCATTATTTTCTAGAAGAATAAATTTTATTGTGCTATAATAGTAAAAAACTGATAATTTATGAGCAATTTTGTAAAACTTGCCTTGGAAAATGGAGGATCTATTTATCCTTTAATTATTCCTTCAATAGATTTAAAGGGACCTGCAATTACAAATCCTTCTATTTACAATGATAATGGAAGAATTTTTGTAAATCTTAGGAATATTAATTATACACTTTATCACTCTGAGAAAAAAATATTTGAGCATCATTGGGGACCATTAGTTTATATTCATCCAGAAAATGATTTACGTCTTCGTACTTGGAATGTGTTTGGTGAACTTGATGAAAATATGAGATTAAAATGGCATACTCATATTGATACATCTAAACATCCAGACAAAGAACTTTGGGAGTTTGTGGGACTTGAAGATGCTCGTATTTTTAGATGGGAAGGAAAACTTTACACTTGTGGTGTAAGAAGAGATCTTGATACCATTGGTACTGGTCGAATGGAACTTTGTGAAATTGAAATTATTGATGGGCAAGTCAAGGAATTAAGTCAACACCGTATTCCAACTCCAGGAGATAATAAATCGTATTGTGAAAAGAATTGGATGCCAATTCTTGATATGCCTTACCATTTTGTGAAATGGACAAATGGTACTGAAGTTGTTAAGTATGATATAAACACAGGAAAAACATCCCAAGTTGCATTGAAAGGCTGGAGAGATTTGGGATGTATTGATCTTCGTGGGGGATCACAAGTTCTTCCTTTTGAACAATACAGATTAGCATTAAATCATGAAACATTTTTAACTAAAAGCCCTGCGGGAAGAAAAGATGGAACATATAGACATCGTTTTATTGTTTGGGATAAGGATTGGAATATTGTAAAAGTTTCAAGAAGGTTTTCTTTCTTGGAAGCAGAGATTGAATTTGCTGTAGGTATGTGTGAATATGGTGATGATTATTTGATTACCTTTGGTTTTCAGGATAATGCAGCTTACTTATTAAAAGTAAATAAAGATTTTGTAAAGAATTATATTTTTGAAGAATGAAAATAGCAGTTTGTGTTTCTGGTGGTGTTAGATATACACATTTAGGATTAAAAAGTATTCAGAAAATTGTTCCAAATGAATATGTAAAAATTTTTATCCATACTTGGAAAGTTAAAGATGTAAATTCTTTTTTGAACACAGTCTCTGGATTGCAACATAAAGAACAAGATAAAGTTATTGAAACTAATCTTTCACTATTAGAAGAATATAATTATGAAAAATTATTAATTGAAAATTATGATAAATGTCAGAAAAAATTTCAAAATCTTTTAGATAGTTTGAAATTTATTCCTTCAATAGACACTGAAGATACTGAACCAAGAACTGATGTTGGTCCTATCAGTATGCACTATTCAATATATAAAGCGAATGAATTGAAAAAGGAATATGAGAAAGAAAATAATATAAAATTTGATTGGGTAATTCGGATGAGAACTGATAGTGATTTCCGTTATGAACAGTTGGATTTAAATACTTTGAACCATGAGTTAAACATTCCTTCTGGTGAAGATTGGGGAGATAATTCAATTAATGATCAATTTGCTATTGGAACTTCTCATGCAATGGACTTATATTCAAGTCTTTACAATAATTTTCATTATACTCAAAGCACTAAATTTTATCCAGAAAGAATTCTTGCATTGCATTTAAAAAATGTAAATTTAATTCCAAATCGAGTAGATTTTCCTGTTAGAATTAATAATGGAATTGATTTTAGAAAAGTTTGGTATCCTCATTTAGTTGAATGAAAGATGATATCATTTAATAATATTGGTCATATGGGACGTTTGGGAAATCAAATGTTCCAGTATGCTGGAGTCAAAGGAGTAGCAATTCATAAAGGATATTGGTATTCTGTACCTTCTAACACTTCTTTGAATCAGTGTTTTAAAATACCAGAAACATTATCTAACAACAATAGCAGGATTGTTAATGTAGAAAGGTTTGAATTTGATGAGGAGTTCTTCAATAATTGCCCTGATGATGTTGACGTGTGTGGATATTTTCAATCAGAAAAATACTTTAAGCATATAGAGAATCAGATTAGACAAGACTTTATTTTTCATGATAGAATATTGAAAGAATGTTTATCTTATCGGAGTACCTTATCAGGCACTCATTTAATATCACTACATATTAGAAGAAGTGATTATATTAGCGATCTAAATTTTGAGTGTCTTTCACTTGATTATTATTGGAACGCAGTAAAACTTCTACCAAACTTCCCAGTGATAGTTTTTAGTGATGATCTAGAATGGTGTAAAAAACAGTTCAGTCAAGATCCGTTTATTATCTCTCCATTTGAAGATCCTTTTTTTGATCTTTGCTTAATGTCTCTTTGCGATTATCACATTATTGCCAACTCCTCATTCTCTTGGTGGGGATCTTGGTTATCAAATAGTAAGCAAACAATTGCTCCCAGAAAATGGTTTTCCGGTGAATTTTCAAACTGGAATACTAAAGATTTATATTTACCCGAATGGATTATAATTTAAAAAATACTATGAATTTTTCTTCTGATTTACATAATAAAGCAATTATTGATACTGGATATGAATATCGTGGAAGGTTTTCAAATTCTTATGTTTATACTGGATTTGTCGATAATTTCATGAAAAAAATTCATGAAAAAGAGTGGGATGGTCCAAAAGTTTATCTTGATATTGGATCTAGAGATTTAATGCAAACCATAGAGGTTGCACAGTATCATCCAAATACTAGATTTATTGCATTCGAACCTGTTCCTTGGCAATATCAGGTTTGTTATGAAAGAAGTTTGGAGTGGGATAATATCGAAGTTTATAATTATGCCATCTCTGATAAGGAAGGACTTGCTGATTTTTGGCAATTAGATACAAACACGGGAGCATCATCATTGTTAGAACCAATGCATGATATTCCTGCTAGTAATAATATAAGTAAAAAGATTATAGTTGAATGTAAAAGACTTGATAATTTTCTTCCTACTATAGGAGTAAATTCTGTAGATTGTTTATGGATTGATACTCAAGGTACAGAACTCAATGTCTTAAAAAGTTTAGGAAAGTATATTGACAATGTAATGTTTATACACACGGAGGCATCTCCCAAACCTTATTACAAAAATCAAAATATAAAAAGTGAGATTGAAACATTTTTATACATGAAAGGATTTGAAATGGAATTTACATCTTGTCCAGGACATCCATATGGAGAAGGAGATATAATTGCATCAAGGAGAAATATAAAGTGAAAATTTTATATGTTTATAATTTTGCTTACTTAGATTATCAATCTGATACTGTTTATCATGGTTTGATTGATAGTGGTATGGATGTTTATGAAACTCATTATCCATCATATATGTTAAATGGATTTGTCTTTGATAAGCAATCTATGTATGGAGATGTTTGGCAAGATATCTATGGAGGACTGCCAGGAACAACTTTTACTCTATATGGTAAATTAGATTATACTCCTAAAGTTGAATCTGGAGAAATTATCATTGATAAGATTAAATCAAAATTTTATGATATTGTAATTTATGGATGTGTTTATGATCATGATGGAATGCCAAGAAGAAAATGTTTAGATTACCTTGATGAAGTAATTAAATATTATTCTAAACATGAAATTCATTTTATTGATGGATCTGATAATTCTTGGAATTATGCCCACTCTAATGGGTTAGCACCATATGGGACTATATGGAAAACTCAGTTGGAAAGTATTGGTGCAGGGAATCCAATTTGTTTTGGTATTCCTGAATCGCAATTAATTAAATCAAATCCAAAAAAAGAAAAATTATTTGCGGATATTATTCCAGGAATTAAAAAAACATATGTTTACTCTGATGAAGAATCATATTATAATGATTATGCAAAATCTTATTATGGGATGACTTGGAAAAAAGGGCAGTGGAATTGTATGAGGCATCTTGAAATTCTTGCAAATAAGTGTATTCCATATTTTCCAGATATTGAAGATTGCCCTCCTTTTGTGATGATGGATTTCCCGAAGGAGGTATTTAGAGAAACTAATAAATACGCTAGAAAGTATGAAATTCATCCAAATTATGAATGGATTAATGATTATATTTTTGATTATACTAAAAATAATTTGACCACTAAGAAAATTGTTGAGAGGTTTTTTAGAAAATGAAAGTCGTTCAAATAGGGACAAATAGAGCAAATGATGATCTTTCAAACTATTTGAAATCTAACTGCAAAAATAATTTTAACAAGTTAAATTTTGGATTATTTGTTGAAGCAAATAGTATTCATATTAATGACATCAAAAATTGCTATTCAGATTATGAAAATATTTTTGTCGAAAACGTAGCAATAAAATCTCCATTTCAAACTGGAGATGAACTTGAAATTTTTTACAATACTCTTGATGTTAATGGAGAAATTTCATCGTGCAAATATGATCACGTATATACTCATACAATATGGTGTCCAGAAATTTGCCATGGAGAAATTAAATCATTCAAGGTTCCCTGCATATCACTAGAAACTTTGTTGGACAAATATAAAATTTCCTATTTGGATTGGCTTTTGCTGGATGTTGAGGGAATAGATGCGGAACTTTTATTGACTTTTAATTGGAAAAAATATGAAATTAAAAAAATAGAATTTGAACATTTACATCTTGGAGATTATTCTTATACCATCGAACATATGTTGATTGGTATGGGATATAAAAGAGTGGATTCTTTAAGTCAAAATGATTGGGCTTTTGAAAATAAAAATGAATGAATATAATAATTCCAATGGCAGGTGAGGGAACAAGATTTCCTAGAGACACTTATAAAATTCCAAAACCTTTGATTGACATTAAAGGGATTCCAATGATTCAAAGAGCAATTAACTCTCTTGGATTGAATGGGACTTATCATTTTGTAATCAGAAAAGATAGTTATTATGATCAGGTTTGCACATTACTTCATAAAATATTATTAGATCCAAAAATTATAAGTGTAGAAGAAACTACAGAGGGACCTGCAGCAAGTTGTCTTCTCTTTAAAGATTTTATTAATGACGAAGAAGAACTTGTGATTGCAAACTGTGATCAGATTATGTGGTGGGATCCAAATTTATTTCTTAATACTGCACGTTATTATAAGTATGATGGTCTTATTGTGACCTATTCAACCACGACTCCTAAAAACAGTTATGCAAGAATCGATCAACAAGGATTTGTTCAAGAAGTTAAAGAGAAAGAAGTGATTAGTGATATATCTTTAAACGGAATTCATTATTGGAGAAAGGGAAAATACTTTGTGCAAAGTGCAGAAGATATGATAAAATGTAATGATAGAGCACCCAATGGTGAATTTTATGTAGGACCCTCTTATAACCATATGATTAAACGTGGACTTAAGGTTGGAGTACATCACATCCCAAATTATCAGCATATCCCAGTTGGAGTTCCAGAGGATTTGAATTCATTTCTAGAAAAGTATGAACGTAACAAAAATTACTGATTATGTGAGAGGTTGGTTTATTGGAAACTTTGAACCATCTCTTTTGAAAACACCTGACTTTGAGGTAGGATTACTATCACATAAGAAAGGTGAACATTGGGCACCGCATTATCATAAAGAAAGTGTAGAATATAATGTTCTTGTTTCTGGAAAAATGGTAGTTCAAGGAAAGGAACTGAATAGTGGAGATGTATTTGTATTAGATAAGAGAGAAGTTGCTGATCCAATTTTTCTAGAAGACTGTACATTAGTCGTCGTTAAAGTTCCTTCTATTCCTTCTGATAAGTTTGAGGTTTGAAATGAAATTCTTCAGAGAATTAACTGATCAAGAAAGAGATCGTTGTGTTGTTGCAACGTATTATATTGAATCCTATAAAGAAGTTGGGACACTTAGAGATGCTGCATGGAATCTTGCGATTGGACAAAGTGTAGGTAATCCAAAAGTTCGTAATCGCTGGGAGAGTGATGAACTGTTTGAACTTGCATCTTGCATCGTCTATGCTGATGAAGATGAACTTTCACAACTCACAGAAGGTGTGGTAAAGATTGGTTTCCCTAAAGTGAATACTGATTGGGAAGGCGATGGAATCTCACACCTTCTCTGCCAACTAATGGGTGGTCAACTGGACATTGATGTTTTCAAAGTTTGCAGACTGCAAAAGTTGGATTTTCCTTCTGATGTTGAAGCATCATTCATTGGACCTAAAAATGGTATTGATGGTATTCGTAAGTTTGTCAATCGTTACGACAAGCCTCTTTCTGGTGCGATTGTAAAACCAAAGACTGGAATCTCCCCACAAACTCTTTCTGAAATGGTGAAAGAACTTCTTGATGGTGGTGTAGACTTTATTAAAGAAGATGAGATTCTTTCTAATCCTTCATTCTGCCGTCTTGAAGATCGTGTGGAATTGATTTCTAATATTGTCAATAACTGTGGTCGTAATGTAATCTATGCATTCTGTATTAATGGTGATCACCATACCATTCTTGATCGTGCTAAGTTTGTTTCTGATAATGGTGGAAATGGTATTCATATTAATTTTTGGTCTGGTCTTGGGGTTTATAACTCTGTTAGAAAGATGGACCTACCACTGTTTATCCATTATCAAAAAAGTGGGGACAAAATTCTTACGGATAAACGCCACTCATTTGGAATAGATTGGGACGTTCTTTGTGACCTTGCTGGTCTCTGCGGTGTAGATACGATTCACGCTGGAATGTGGGGTGGATACTTGAGTGATGATGAAAATGAACTTTGCCAAACTATGGAAATACTTCATAATCGTAATGTTCTTCCAGCATTGAGTTGTGGGATGCATCCTGGCATCGTCAACACGACTGCAGAGAAGTTTGGTACAGACTTCCTCGCCAACTGCGGAGGTGCCGTACACGGGCACCCAGGGGGCACTCTGGCGGGTGCTCTGGCAATGCGTCAAGCAATTGATAAAACTCCTGGAGCAGAGTTTCGTGCCGCTATTGATAAGTGGGGATATGAAACTGGGGGAGGTTCTTTACCAGAATGGGTTTTAGATTTTTGATATGAAAATTATTTCTCATCGTGGAAATCTAGTTGGACCTAATCCGATTAGAGAAAATAGTGTTGACTATATCGAAGAAGCAATTGCTGAAGGATTCGATGTTGAAATTGATTTGAGAGTCGAGGATGATGAGTTCTATCTTGGGCACGATGATCCTCAATACTTTGTGACCATGGAATGGTTGAGAAAATATAAGGATGTTCTTTGGATTCATTGTAAGAATTTAGAGGCACTTGAAAAACTATCTACTTCTGTGGTAAAATTTAATTACTTTTGGCACGAGTCTGACAAATATACAATCACTAGTAAAGGAGTCGGGTGGTCTTTAGTAGGAGAAACTCCTTATTCTAATTCGGTTATTGTTATGCCAGAAATGACAGAATTGAATGATGAATATATAAAGAATAGTTTTGGTATATGTACTGACTTACCAATTTTTTATAAGAACAAATTTTTAAACTTTTGATTTTATGAATTCGCTAAAAAACAAAAAAATATCTATTATTACCGCATGTAAAAACAGAATTGATGCTCTTAAAGTATCATTAATGTCATGGTTAAATTTTAAAGAAATACATGAAGTTATTATAGTTGATTGGAGTTCTGATGAACCAATTGATTATCTTACTAAATTAGATCCTAGAGTTAAGGTAGTTAGAGTTTCTGATAAACAATACTTTAATCAACCAAAACCTTTAAATCTTGCTGCTAAAATTGCAACAGGAGATTATATTTTGAAGGTTGATTCTGATCATACATTTAATCCATATTACAGTGGTATTTCAAAATATTTTCCAGAAGAAAAATCTTTTGTTTGTGGTAGACTGAATTATAAGTCACCACAATATTGGTCTGAAGAACATCAAGCTTACATAATATCGGATGAATACCTTTCGAATTCACAAAATAGGGTGCAATATGTTTATTCTTATGCTCCTGTTTTTAGATACTTAACTGGTATTCTTTATGTTAAAAAAGAATATTTTGATTCTGTTGGTGGATATAATGAAAATCTTGGTGATTGTTATGCATATGAGGATGATGAATTGTATTCTAGACTTGAATTATTTGGTCTTGAACAAAAAGGTCTTGACTTAGATTTTTATTTTATACATTTACCTCATCCAGATAAAAAAAGAATAGAAAATTTTAAAGGTTTTGATTGGCAGGAAAAGTATGAAGAGTTAGTTCGAGAAAAATTATCTCCGATGCACAGTGGTGATGAATTAGATTGGCAGGTTGAATATGCTCTTTCAGAAAAACATGTTGAAGAAAATAAAGAAAAATTTGGAGATGTAAATCATTACTACGTTCAACCAAAAACACAATGGAATATCATTCAGATAGATGAACAAAACTATGCTGCATTTGAAATTGCTGATGAATTAATACATAATAAACTCGAAGACTTTCCATCAGTTTACTGTATAAGTCTTGAAGAATCTTCCGACAGGAGAACTTATTTAAATAATCAATTTAAAAAATATGATATAAAACCTACGTTTCTAATATCTAAACGTTATTCTGAGTCTAATGACAATATTGTAGGAAAATATGTGTATAGTTTAAATGATGGTACAAAGGGATGTTGTGTATCACATTTAAAAATGATTAAATATTGGTACGAAAATACTAATGAAGAGTATGCTTTCTTTTGTGAAGATGATCTGAGTTTAGAAACCGTAGATTATTGGGACTTTAATTGGGAACAATTTATTGAAAAGTTGCCAGATGATATTGATTGTATTCAACTTCTTACTATTCGAAATGAGTATGATACGTTTGAATTGAGACCAAGATATTGGGATGATTGGGGAGCAACTGCATATATCTTAACCAGAGAAGGTGCCAAAAAAATTATTGATACGTACATTAAAGGTGATACTTACGTATTGGAAATTGCAAATCAAGAAATAATGCCTTTGATTGAAAATATTATTTTTGCATCTGTGGTTAGCACTTATACTATTCCATTATTTGTTGAAAATATATCGTTTAAATCTACTTTTGAACATCAAGATAATGATGTGAAAGAAGGACATAAAAATAATCATAAAATCTCTCATGATCTTATTTTAAATATGTGGAAATCAAAAAAACAAGTTTTTTCAGATTCTGAAAAAATAAAAAATAAAGTTGAAGTAGAAAAAACAGAACTTGAAAAACTTTTAGAATCATATTCTTTAGATACAGAAAATCCAGAACACAATTTTAATCTTGGTGTTTGGTATGAAAATCAAGGACACACTGCGCCTGCACTTTCATACTTTTTAAGATGTGCTGAAAGAGCAGCAGAAACTGATACTACTCTTGCATATGAATCTCTTATTCGCGGATCTTATTGTTACTTTAAACAAGGTACAAGGGACGGAAGTGGTAGAGGAATGTTATGGCAAGCACAAATGCTTTTACCAAATCGTCCAGAAGCTTATTTTTTACTTGCAAGATATGCTGCTAAACAAGAATGGTGGCAAGATTGTTATTCTAATTGTGAGTTAGGATTACTTCATTGTGATTTTAATCTCCCATCTTTGAGAACAAATGTTGAATATCCTGGAAAATATGGACTCTTATTTCAAAAAGCGATATCTGGATGGTGGTGGGGAAAGGTTGAAGAGTCTAGATCATTACTTCTTGACATATTAAGTAATTATGAGACATCTGAATCTGATAAGGAGACGATTAAAAACAATCTTAAAAAAATGGGAATTGATAATGTAGAAGATAATCTATCGGTCAAGGATATAAATTTTAATTATCCAGAAGATTTTAATTGGTCTAATTTAACTTATGAAGATATTATAACTATTGAAAGAGAAGTGGTCCATGAAAAGGTGTATAGATTTTGGAACGATGTCGAAGAAAATGATGTAGTTCTTGATATTGGAGCAAGTGTTGGTGCTTATGCAATTTCTATTTTAGATCAAAAACCAAAAAAAGTTTATTGTGTTGAACCATCTGAAAATTTCTTAAAGATATTATCTGAAAATTGTTTCAAAAAAACATCTTCATATTCTCAAAATCCATTAGTCTGTATTAATTGTGGTATAATTGATGATCAAAATGATCAGATTAATATTTTTGGAGGAGAAAATAAGTTTGTTCCTATGACATTTAAAAATATGATTGAAAGATATTCAATTGATCATGTTAATTATATGAAAGTTGATTGTGAAGGTGGTGAGTATTCAATTTTTAAAGATGAAAATATAGAGTTTCTAAAAAATAAAGTCGATTTTATTGCGATGGAAATGCATTTAAATTACTCTGGTTGCAGAGAAAAGTTTAAAGAATTTAGAGACAAATACTTAATTCAATTTAAAAATTATAAAGTAATGTCTTGTACAAGACAGAATATTTCTTGGGGAAATTCAATAGATATTAAAGATAAAATTTTTGACAATTCTTTTATTGATAATTACACATGTGAATTTATGATATATATAAAAAATCGTTAATTTTAACTATGAATTTCACAGTTTATTCAAAACCAGGTTGCCCTTATTGTGATAAAGTTAAAAACGTGTTAGAGTTGACAAAACTCCAACACGTCGTGTATACTTTGGATAAGGACTTTACCAGAGAAGGATTTTATGCAGAATTTGGTGAAGGATCTACATTTCCACAAGTAATTTGTAATGATAAAAAGTTAGGAGGATGCGTTGACACAATCAAATTCCTCAAAGAACAACAAATCGTCTGATGATTTGATAAATACAAATAAGAACCCGAGTGTCAATCGGGGTATTGAACTTATTCTTAATGGAGGTAAAAGAAAGCAAACGTATCCTTTCCACATCATCTTTGAGAAGATGGTTTGCTTTCTTAAACGGGAAGTAACCGTCTATTTTGAATTTTCCTTAAACATAAGGAAAAAATAGTAGTTTCCCGGAGAAAAGAAATGTTAGCAGTCAGTCTAGTATTTGGTTCATTTTTAACAATTTTGTTTCTTATAGTGGGACTTATAGGTGGATGGGTTGCTAGAGAATATATGATGAACTATCGGGAAATTCCACGACCTCACCCCGAAATGTTTGATGGACAAGGAAACTTAATTCCAGATGAGGTAATTGCATTTAATTTTGAAAACTATCATGACTACAACGACACAGAAGAAGACGACGACGAAATCTAAACCATCAGTTACAACTGAAAAAAAGGATTCTCCTATTGCCGAATTACCTTCAAATCCTTTTGTATTTGAAATTTTTAATTTGGCCCTAAAGCAAAGAAGTAACGCAAAAAAAGTAGAAGTTCTTCAGAAATATTCACACCCATCTATTCAAACATTATTTGTTTGGAATTTTGATGAAAGCATTATTTCTGCACTTCCTGTAGGAGAAGTTCCTTATGCAAGTGTTGGGGAACAAAATTCTTTCAGCGGAACAATCAGTGAAAAGATTGATGATGCTGTTTATAAGATGCAAGAACTTGGATCAAATTCTCTTGGATCTCAAGATCAAGGACGTTCTTCTATTCGTAAAGAGTATCAAAAGTTTTATAATTTTGTTAAAGGTGGAAATGATTCTTTAAGTTCTCTTCGTAGAGAAACCATGTTCATTAACTTACTTCAAGGATTGCATCCTCTTGAGGCTGAGATTTTATGTCTTGTAAAAGATAAAAAGTTGGAAACAAAATATAAGATCACTAAAGAAATTGCAAGTCAAGCATATCCCAATATTCAATGGGGTGGGCGTTCGTGAGTATGAGTAAACTTCGTGATGTAATTGAAAAGGCACAACAAACGGAAAAGCATATGGACCATTGGACACCAGTAGAAAAAGAAACCTGTAAGTCACGATACGGATGTGATATCTTGATTGAAAATGGTTCCTATGCTGATGTCTGTACAAAAGAAGTTCCCAATGATGCTTATATCATAAAGTACTTTGTTGATGAAAAAATTTGTTTTGATCTTACAAGAGGAACTAGAATTAAATTATTTGATATGTACTGGGATAAGTTTCGTGATAATCTGAAGAGTATTGACTTTGGATATGGTAGAGTCAATCCAAAACTCTGGGGATATAAATCTCCAGAAAAGAAAAAGCGTAAGTGATTTCCCAGAACCTGGAAAAAATTTCCAGGTATTTTTTTGCCCCTTAAGTTTTTATAAATTGTATAGTTTGTTACAAATCGATATTGCTAAATATGCGTAACAAGGGTATAATACCCTTACGTTCATCCCCATGGGACGGAAGTAAGCCGACGCGGAACGGATCGTTCATTCGCTATTCGCAAATAGCGAACGCAAACGCCGACTGAAGGAACGCTCTTTAACCTAAAAAACTAAGGAGAACCCTAATGTCAAAAGTAGTTTATCGTGGCATCGAATACGATACTGAAAAGCGTATCGCATATCAACAGCAAATGATGCAGCAACCCCAACAGTACAACGAAACCTATCGTGGTGTTAAGTTTGTAAAGGAGGGGCATAAGTGATGAAAAAACTTAATGTGCTTCAACTCATTAAAGAGCAAAAGCAGAAAGAGAACCGTCGTTACCAAGCACTGCTTGTAAACGCAGGTGCAAAGTGATGGTGCAAATTATAGTCTCATCTACCGCAGCAATTGCGTTAGTCACTATATGTTTATCGATGTATATTCAGTGGTTAGATAAATGAGACCAGGAGGGATTATTCCCTCCTTTTTTAATAGGTATAAACTCGTAGGCATAAATTATTGTTAAGAAACACACACAAAACATATAGATAGTAGTAGAATAGTAAGGTCATACAAATGAGCGAAAATTCTTTGTTATGATATTCTTTGTGCGTGGAGGTTATTATGCACAATTTAATTTCTTTCAATCAACTGGCTGGATGGAAAAGTTTAGAAAACACAATTGATAAATTTACAGAACAAAATGAATTAATGAATGACTATTTCAATTGTTTAATTGAATGTGATGAAAATCAACAGAGTTGTAAAAGGATATGTCGGGATATATTAAGTAACTTGTGATGTAATTGAGAGGGGTTGATCCCCTCCTTTTTTTATGGTAGAATGAATTGAGAGAATATTATCTTATGGACAAGGAAAAACTTAAACTCATCGTCCGTAATTTGGAACTCTTAGTTGACTCCTTGAAAGCAGAAATATATTCTGACACTCAGAGTTATCTAAATTATGATGAGGTAAAAAAAGGATTGCACCACGATTATGACGAAATCTTTGACGACGATGATGGGTACGCGGATTAGTAGAGCAAAAAAACTTGTTAAACTTCTAGAAAGACTGGTTAAACAAGAACATCTTTATACTGCTGAAAAAATTATAGAGATGAAAGCACAATTGCGAGTAGTAAAGGAAGAACTTGCAGACTTAGAAACAAAAATTTCAAAAGGATTTGGAAAGAAATGAAACCAATTAAAGCAAAAGATCTTCTTGAATTGGATAAAGAGATGAAAGTTGTGATGCTTAGTCAGACACAACTTCCACAAACTCTTGTATGGCAAGGAGGTAAGAATGACTATTCTGAAGACCCTATTCATACCAAACTTCCACCAAATGAAAATGAATGTGGTAAATGGGTTATTGAGCAACTACTTGCAAATGAACGTGGGCACTGGGGTCCATTGGAGCATCCTGCGATTACTTTGGACTGTGTTGGATTTGTTCATAATGTAATCGTTCAGGCACGAACCCATCGTGTTGGTGTATCATTTGATGTCCAATCCCAACGATATACTGGTCGTCGTGTGTTGAAAGTTGCAAGTGGAGAACTTAAACCAGAAGAGGTTTATTATGTGCGTCCAGAAGGTCTCTATCTGGACCGTAAAGGGCATAAGTATGAATGGACGAGGGAAGATTACGAAAGGCAGTTAAAGTTCTGTCTGGCAGCATCTGAGAGATATGCAGAAGGTTATAATACTCGTGGTATGGCAGAGGAACATCTTCGTGATTATCTTCCACAAAATATTCGTCAGAATTTTGTAGTTTCATTCTCACTTCGTGCTGCACTTCACTTTCTTGATCTTCGTGCAAAGTTGGATGCTCAAGTAGAAATTCAGGCACTTTGTGAAGGTATGGTTCCTGTGATTAAAGAATGGGTTCCTGAGATTTTTAGTTATTATGAAGAGAAGCGTCTTCATAAAGCACGTTTGAGTCCCTAATCTAAATAATCGTACATATTATTTTAACAAATGGCAATTTATCCGCTTATTCACAAAGAAACAGGTGAAAAAAAGGTCGTTGAAATGAGTGTCAACGATATTATGCAATGGTATAAAGACAATCCCGAATGGAAAAGGGATTGGTCTGAAGGATGTGCAAGTCCAGGAGAAGTTGGAGATTGGAAAAACAAACTAATTTCCAAAAATCCTGGATGGAATGACGTATTAGATCGTGCATCAAAAACTCCTGGTTCAACTGTAAAGAAAATCTAGTATGACAAGAAAAAAAAGGACGAATGATCAACCAATTGGTGTTGGTTTAACAACCCGTCAAATGAAGCGTAGAAAACCGCTTAGTTCTGACTATTTGATTGATATTGACCCTCTTACTGATAATCAGAAAAAACTTTTTGACTCATATGCTAATCAAAAACATTTAGTAGCATATGGATGTGCTGGAACAGGTAAAACTTTCATTACACTTTATAATGCACTTAAAGAGGTTTTAAATGAAAGATCTCCTTATGAAAAAGTTTATATTGTTCGTTCATTAGTAGCAACTCGTGAAATTGGTTTTCTTCCTGGAACATATGAAGATAAATCTGATATTTACCAAATTCCTTATAAGAATATGGTAAAGTACATGTTCCAAATGTCGAGTGATAGTGAATTTGAGATGCTCTACGGTAATCTTAAAGGGCAGGAAACAATTAAATTTTGGAGCACTTCTTTTCTTCGTGGAACAACTCTTGATAATTCAATCATTATTGTAGATGAATTCCAAAATTGCACAAGTCATGAATTAGATTCAATCATTACACGTATTGGAGAAAATTCTAAGATTATGTTCTGTGGAGATGCAACTCAATCAGACCTTGTAAAAACTAATGATAGGAATGGGATTATTGATTTCATGTCTATCTTGCGTAAAATGCCATCGTTTGATATAATTGAATTTGGTGTAGATGATATTGTCCGTTCTGGACTTGTTAAAGAGTACATTATTGCAAAAATGGAAGCAGGATTTTAATGTTTAATCATATTGATGTGAATCTTCCTTGTCTTGAGAGGGAGACTATAGATGGTGTTCGATATTATAAAGTTCCAGATGCTGAAGAGTTACTTAGACTTGTTTCTATTACTTCTGTAACAAGTCATAAAAATCGCCAGTTTTTTGCAAACTGGCGTAAAAAAATTGGTGAAGAAGAGGCAGATAAAATTACACGACAAGCAACGAGTCGTGGAACTGACATGCACAGTTTGGTAGAACATCATCTTAAAAATGAGGATCTACCTCATGTTCAACCATTATCAGAATTCTTATTTAAAATTGCTAAACCAGATTTAAATCGTATAAATAATGTTTATACTCTTGAAGGTTCCCTGTATAGCAAGGTTCTTGGAATAGCGGGAACAGTAGATTGTATTGCAGAGTTTGATGGCGAATTAGCAATAATCGACTTTAAAACATCTAAAAAACCAAAACCACGGGAATGGATTGAACATTATTTTGTTCAGTGTGTTGCTTATGCATGTATGTTCTATGAACTTACAGAAATCCCCGTCAAAAAACTTGTAATCATTATGGCTTGCGAAAATGGAGAATGCGTCGTTTATGAAGAAAGAGACAAATCAAAGTACATCAAACTACTCACCGAATACATTAGAGAGTTTGTTAGAGATAAATTGGAATCATATGGAAAAAAATAAAGAGTTAGAACAAGCAATACAAAATAAGTTTCTTACACCTTCTAAATTTGCATTAGAAATTGAGAACATAGTTGCAACTGAAAATTTTAATTATATTGATGCTATTGTTCACTTTTGTGAAATTAATAGTCTTGAAGTAGAATCGGTTACAAAACTTATTTCAAAACCTTTAAAAGAACGATTAAAGTGGGACGCAACTCGTCTTAACTTTATGAAGAAAACTTCGCGTGCGAAATTGCCTTTATGATCGTGACGCCTTTTGAAACTTATCAACATTATTTGTCACTCAAAAATCATTTCACAAATCCAAAATACGACTTCTTTAAGTACGGTGCGAAGACTCGTGCCAGTTTAACGTCTTTTAACCGTCGCAAGGATAAGTACTTCTTCGAACGCACCAGTCGCAAATTTTCGGATAAAGAGATCGTAAATTTTCTAGTATCAAACTTTGTAGCAGCAGACACACCGGGCAATTTATGGATTGGAGAGATTATCAATTCTGGCGAAAGAACCTACCAAGAGTGGATGCGCCGTCAACAGAGTTTGACCTACTTATTCAAAGAGCAAAGCAGCGAATTCTTCTTGGAGACCAAATTAGAGGATGCTTTGAATTGTTCCAAAGGACACCCACCAGTCCTCAAAAAGTTTCTAAGCGGGCAGTTGTCGCTAGAAACCTTAACAATCTACGAAAAAATATTCCATTTCTCAAAAGATTTTGATAAGAAACTTTTGGACCCGGTGTGGGAAACCGTAAGTTTAAAAGTTAAAAAATATATGCCATTTCTAAATATTGATGTATTCCAATTTAAAAAAATTTTACGGGAAATTATCAATGAGTAACTTTTTTGATTCTGATATTATTCAAGAAGAACTGAAAGAAATTAACAAGTTACAAGAACAAATTTACGGAAGTATTCTTACTTTCGGTATGATGTCCCGTGAAGATAAACTGGAACATATTGAAAAACTGTCTCTCTTGCTAGAAAAGCAGAGAGTGATGTATACTAGGTTATCTCTCTCAGACGACCCTGAAGCGGTTGAGATGAAAGAGAATCTTCGCAAATCAGTTGCAATCATGGGATTTTCCCCAGAAACTGATATGCAAGTTTTATTCACTAGTATGACAAAAACGATTGAATCCCTCAAGAAGTACCTTGACTGATCCTCCGAATCCTGTTATACTATCCGAGTAATCCCCCGAATCCAAACTATCCGAGGTATCCAAATGGCATTTGCCGATCTTAAAAAGCAATCTAAACTTGGTTCTCTCACCGAAAAACTGGTGAAAGAAGTTGAAAAAATGAATAATTCTGGCAGTTCTTCCGACGAACGTGTATGGAAGTTAGACTGTGATAAAAGCGGAAATGGATATGCAGTAATCCGATTCCTTCCTGCTCCTGATGGTGAAGATCTTCCTTTCGTGAAAGTCTATTCCCATGCATTCCAAGGTCCTGGCGGTTGGTTGATTGATAACTGCCTGACAAGTATCAATCAGAAGTGCCCCGTGTGTGAGCACAACTCTGGTCTGTGGAACAATGGAACTGATGCTGGTAAAGAAGTTGCCCGCAAGCAGAAGCGTAAACTGACTTATGTGTCCAACATCTATGTGGTGAAGGATCCTGCTAACCCCGAAAATGAGGGTAAGGTTTTCCTCTTCAAGTATGGTAAGAAGATCTTTGATAAGATCACCGAAGCGATGCAACCCGAATTTGAAGATGAATCTCCGATTGATCCCTTTGACTTCTGGCAAGGTGCCAATTTCAAACTGAAGGCAAAGAACGTTGCTGGTTATCGTAACTATGATTCCAGTGAGTTTGCTTCTCAGAGTGCTCTTCTGGACGATGACGATGCACTTGAAGCAATCTGGAAGAAGCAATACTCTCTTGCAGATTTCATGTCTCCCAGTGAGTTCAAGACTTATGAGGAACTGAAGAAGCGTCTCAGTTCTGTTCTGGGTGCCAAGAACACTCGTATTGATGAAGAGGTTGAGGAAGAAGATGATTATCGTGGTTCTTCGAAAGAACTTGATGATGATCTCCGTTCAGAACTCAACAATCTGAAACCCACTCGCCGTGCTGTTGAAGAAGATGAGGACGATGATGCACTCTCATACTTTGCAAAATTAGCTTCTGACGACTGATTCTATGCTATAATATGGGGGAGGCAAGGGTCTCCCCCCTTTTTTATGAAGTCTGATTTTTACATTGACCGAATTACGAAGAAGCAGGCAGAGGAACTGCTGCTTAAGTATCATTATCTTAAAGACATTTCAAAGGGATTTAAGTCTGGTTATAACTACGGTCTCTTTAAGAAGAATGAGTTTTCACCCCTGAATATTGGTGGACCTATTGGAGTTTGTATATTTACTGGACTACCTGTACCAGAAATCGCAAAAGGAGCATTTGGACTTGAAAGAAATGAACAACAAGGATTATTTGAACTTTCGCGCCTCTGCATCCACCCAGACATCCAATCTGGGGAGCATAATATCACTTCTTGGTTTGTTTCAAGATCGATTAGACAGTTACGGAAGGATACTGAAGTTAAAGCAATCATCTCTTACGCTGATAGTGATTTTCATAATGGTACAATCTATCGTTCTCTTAATTTTGGTTACTACGGTCTTACAGATGCAAAAAAAGATTTCTACTATCCAGACGGAACTAAACACTCTCGTGGGAAAGTAAAGGGTATTGATGGTGAATGGAAAGAAAGAAGTAGAAAACATAGGTTTGTTATGGTTTTTGATAAAACCATAAATATATTATGGAAAGAAGAAAAATGGATTAATGAACAATTATAGTAACTTAATAATAACCGAAGGAACTAGGTTTGGAAAATTAGTAGTATTAGAATTAACAGATAAAAGAAATAAATCTGGTAATAGAATTTATAAATTAAAATGTGACTGTGGAAACGTATGTGAAAAAACCTCATCAATGCTTAAAAAGAAAAAAGAACCAGTAAGGCACTGTGGTTTAAACTGTTCATTGATGGATAGAAAAAAGAAAAAGAAAAAACACGGTCATTCCAATACTCATGAATATTATCTTTGGAAAGGATGCCAAAATAGAGCAAAGAAAAATAACATTCCTTTTAATCTTGAATATACTGATGTAGTAATTCCTAAAAAATGTCCTATTTTAGAAATACCTATTTTTAAAGGAAATGAAAGACACGTAGCAAATAGTCCTTCGTTAGACAGGTTAGTTCCAGAATTAGGTTATGTTAAAGGAAACGTTAGAGTAATAAGTTATAAAGCAAACACTATGAAAAGTGATGCATCTATAGAAGAAATAAAAATGTTTGCTAAAAATATTATTTTATATTTTGATGAGGCAAAATTAAAGGTGCTGAAGGAGAGTGGAAAGAACGCTCCCACAAGCACCGATATGTGATGGTTTTTGATAAGAACTTGAAACTCTTATGGTAATGTATTATAAGTATTTTCAGTTCTAATAGTTTGTTGATCAATATATTGAGAAGACTCATCATAAAATAATTCTCTTCTCATATCTTTAAGAACAGTTTGAAGATATTGTGGTTTCAAAAGATAGATTAAACTTTTTTTATTATTTTGTATTGTTTCATATTCATAGTTACTAATTCCAACTACAGGATTCAATGTTTGTAATGGTGATATTGGATTAGGTATTGTAAAATTTGAATTTACAATTTGACCAGCAGAGAGTATTAATCTTCCATGATCATCTTTTACTTCAGTTGTTTCGTAGTGATGAATGGCATTTAAATCATTTCCATAAATTCTTTCACAATAACGATATAAGTCTTTATTTGATAGAGGCCATTGATCTCTTAAATTAGTAATTCCTGCACTTATAACTACTACCCAATCATATTCAACGCTTCCATAAATTTCTTCTGCAACTAATTCTGGTCGTGTACCATCAATAATAGTGTACTTATTGAAAATCGTAAATACATTTTGTAAGTCATCTCTAATTTTTGCTCTTCTAAAAATATTTTTTACAAGAAGATAATCTTGTGATGATTGTTTATCGGAAAGAAATGATTGATACTGAACGTTTGGAAGTTCTCTAAAGTATGTCATTAGTAACCAACTCCTTCTTTGATATTTTGATAATCTTCTGCATAAATTGGAGAAAGTTCTTGAAACTGAAGAGATAAAATCATATGAACTGGAGTTGCATCATTAAAAGTTGCATATTGTCCAGATCCCGAGTAATTGACACTCATGTTTGTTAATGCACATGGTTTAAATTTATTCAAAAATGGATGTGCTTTTGCTCCTGTTCGATATTCAATTTGAAAAACATTTGGAGATTTTACAAAGAAACCACCACCAGTTGCTCCAGTTCCACCTTTTCTGGGCGTCATTTCTTGTTTAAAAGTTCTGATAATAGTTTTTATTTCTTCTGCTTCTCCTTGAGATCTTGGTATTAGATCGAATGTAAATTGAAATGCCGTTCTAATGTTTACTCCCTGAAACAGCATTTCAACGTTTTGATTTACTACTGCACCAGTTTCTCTTGATATTAATCCAGTTATATTTGCATCTTGTCCAGTAAGTGCCTGAACTGCTAACTTTGAAAATACTGATGATGCAGTTTTTTGTCCAGTTCCACTGGTAAATGCTCCTTGAAATTTGGAAAATAATTCTTGACCCTTTGAACTGGCACCACCAATAAAATCTCCACTTTCAATAGTTTCTTTTCCAGCAACAATACCAGCAGCAAGAGCAGCATTTAATGTGTTTTCACCCCAGTTTGCAGAGTTTGAGTCTGCAACAGACTGTGGCATGGGTAATATTATAGTTGATTTTGGATTTTGAATACTTCCTTGAAGTGCTTGTTCAGTTGTCCCAAGTGCAAAAGATCCTGCAGAACCAGCAGATAGTCCTGGAGGTTTATATTCTATAACTTTAATTTGCAAAAAATCATCATTTTTTCCAATACTAGCTTTTGGGTATCGTAGTATTTGTGCCATTTATTTTTTTAACTATTTATTTTTAAGTTTGGCGAAAATCTGCATAAGGAATAGAACGAAGTGTAGTAAATTCATTGAAATTCACTTCATAAAAAGGACTTGCAACTTCTTTAAAAGTATATTGTCTAAATGGACTTTGACCACCCCTGAGTTGCCAATGATAATTAAACCCAAAAAATCCATAATCCATGGGTTCGGATGCAAGTATCAATGGATATCGGTCGTAAATAATATTTGGTGTTTTAGCATAATATATGTAGGTATAATATTTACCTGCAGATGGAAGATCTCTTTCAGTATCTTGAATTCTTTCAATAATCATGTTCATTAGTTCTGAAGGACTCTCAATACCAATCAAATCTCTTTTGACCGATGCAATTCTGTTATCAGTTTTTTGTTTATCTCCTTTACCACCAGATCTACGTTTTGGATTTGCTCTTTCATAATCAACATCATATTTAATGATATAAATTAATTGTGTTCTATTTAAACGACTATAATTTGTACTCGTTGCTCCAGTTTTTGTGTACTGATGGGATACATGATATACTGTTGCAATCTCTTTTAATTCACTTAATGAATAATCTTCAAGTTTTGGTTTTTCGTAACCTGTAAGTGCCATTACTTGATACCTAAATGATCTTCGGTGATAATTTTAAATTTCCATTGACGATCTTGGCAAAATTCTTCAGCAACTTTCCATTTTGCTTGATTTCTTGCCCATTCAGTTACTTCGTAAATATATCCTTTTGTTCTTCTTTTTTGGACTTTTGGTTCAACTGTTTGTTTCTTCGGTTTAATTTCAATAATATATTTTTGTATCTTTCCATCGTTTTCACGAACTTTAATATAAAAATCTGGAAAATATTTGTGAATTTTTCCGTCTATTGGTGAGCGGTAGGGAAGACCAATTTCTTCACTTCCCCACTCAAGAATGTTTTCATTTAAATCACAATAAACCATAAATTTTCTTTCCCACAATGAACGATAAACAATATTTGTGGGATCACCTTTATATTTTTGAGGATATGATGGTTGATATTTTCCTTTATATGCCATCTAAATACTTATAATAAAAGATCAATTATAGGTATTTAGAGTGCCAATTCCCAGGAGTTTATCGAGTGTAAAATCTTTATTTGGAAATTTAGCACAAACATCTCATTATGAAGTTCAGTTTGGTGGACTACCATCGGAACTTTCATCATTTCTATTGGGTAAAGGTATTACTCCATTTTTTACTGGTGGTGATTTTGGATTACTGTGTTTTTCTGCATCGTTACCAACTTCTTCTTTTGCAACTGCAGAAGTATCTCCTTATATTGGATTAAAAGAAAAAATAGCACATACAAGAATATACACAAATATAACTTTAGAGTTTTATGTTGACAGCAGTTATAATACTTTAAAATTATTAGAACATTGGATGGATTATATTGCAAGCGGATCTGCAGCGAATCAAGCATCTAATGATTACTTCATTCGAATGCAATATCCCTCAACATATAAATCTGATCAAACAAGAATTATAAAATTTGATAGAGATTATAAGAGAGAAATTGAATATACTTTCCGAGGATTATTTCCCGCCTCAATTTCAAGTGTCCCAGTTTCTTATGGACCATCTGATGTATTAAAAGTTGCTGCCACATTTGAGTATGATCGCTATATTGCAGGTAGGGCACTCAGTTTACCCATATTTCAGGGAATTTCATTTAACAATGATTCAACAATTCCTAGAAGAGTTCCTATGTCTCCTGGTCAGGCAGGAACTAGTGGAGTTGTTTTTAGACCAATAAACCTAACTCCAACAGAAGCAATAGTAAAAGGTGAACTTTATACTACATTAACAGGAAGTCAAAAAGCAGTCTAAATATTTTTACTAGTAATTAATTATTATGCCATTACCAAAAGTTTCTACACCAACATATGAGTTGGAAATTCCCTCTATAAAAAAGACAGTTAAATATAGACCTTTTCTTGTTAAGGAAGAGAAAATTTTGATCATTGCAATGGAGAGTGAAGATCCAAAGCAAATTACAGAAGCAGTAAAAGATGTAATTAGTAATTGTATTATTACCAGAGGTATTAAAGTTGATACACTGGCAACTTTTGATATTGAATATTTGTTTTTAAATATTAGAGGTAAATCTGTAGGGGAAACTGCAGAAGTTTTAATTACTTGTCCAGATGATGGAGAAACTCAAGTACCAGTAACAATTAGTCTAGATGATATTAAAGTAGAAGTAGATAAAGATCATACTCGTGATATTCAATTGGATGATAACTTAAGTGTTAGAATGAAATATCCATCTATTCAAGAATTTATTAAAAATAATTTTATTCGTAATGATCAAATTAGTGTAGATGATACTTTTGGAGTTATTACTTCTTGTATTGAACAAATTTACAATGAAGAAGAATCTTGGTCGGCATCAGATTGTACTAAAAAAGAATTGACAGACTTTTTAGAATCATTGAGTTCAAAACAGTTCAAAAAAATTGAAAAATTCTTTGAAACTATGCCAAAATTAAGTCATACTATTGAAGTAACAAATCCAAATACTGGTGTAGAAAATAAGATTGTACTTGAGGGATTAACATCTTTTTTCGCCTAGCGATGGCGCATGAGAGTCTTGCGTCATATTATAAAATAAATTTTGCTCTTCTTCAACACCATAAATATAGCTTGACAGACTTAGAAAATATGATACCTTGGGAAAGAGAAGTGTACGTTTCTCTACTCCAACAATATATTGAAGAGGAAAATTTAAAGAACGGAACAAATAATGGATGAGCAAGTTACACCACTTACAGGTTCTCCTCTTTCTCAAGAGTCTAGGCAAGTTATTGCTGGAAGTACATCAGTATCTGGACAAACAATAAGAGGATCTAACTTATTAGGTAGTGTTGCACCAAGTGAAACTGAAATTAAAAATCTTCAAACACTTCAACAAAATCAGTCATCATTAGTTGAAGTTCAAAGTGGAATATTTGGAATAAGACAAGATATTAATCAATTAAATACTGGACTAATTAGTATTGCTACGTTGTTGCAACAAGATGCAACCAATGAAGAAAGAATATTAAGATCACAGCAAGAAAGTGAAAGAAGACTTGCGGAAGAGCAAGTAAGAATTGGAAAAGAAAGTGATATAGAAAAAAAGATACAAGCAGCAATAGTTGCACCTGTAGCAGAACTTGCACCAAAAGTTCAAAATCTTTTTGGAAATGTTCTTCAATCTCTGGGTTATCTTTTTGGTGGATGGTTAACTAATCAAGTCATAGAGTATATTAAAGAAGAAGGTGAAGGAAATAATGAAAGATTAGTAGAAATTAAAAATAATATTATTAAAAACATTGTCATTGCTGGTGGTGCATTATTAGCAGTTAAACTTGGAATTTCTGCTTTGTCAAGATCTTTATTTGGTATTACAGGTGCAGTTGCAAAATTATTAGGTAAAACTGTTGCAGCACCTTTTAATGTTATTAAAAATATAGTTACTCCACCACAAATAAAACCTTCTGGTGGTACAAAACCTTCTGGTGGTGCAAAACCTCCTGGTGGAGGACTTGGTGGTACTATTAGGGGAATGGCAAGTGGGGCAGGAAACTTTATAAAAGGATTAGCAGCACCATTGTTGGTTGGATCTGCAATGACAGGTATTGATATTGCAACTGGAGAGGATCCTGGTCGAGCAGTTGCTGGTGCTACTACTGGAATGATTGGATCTGCAGCAGCATTTGCAGCAGGATCCTTGTTGCCTATTCCAGGCAGTGGAGTTGTTTCAAGTGCTATTGCATATAATCCATCTGCAGAATTTGGTAAAGACATATATGATAAGTTTTTTGGAAAAACTCAGTCACAACCTCAACCAGAAACAAAAGCATCCCAATCACTGAATAAAGAACAACCTCAACCAGAAACAAAACCAACACCAACACAACCTTTAGTTTTGTCGCCAAATGCAGAATCTATTGCAGAACAAAAAACTGAAGCACTTAAACCATCTCCTCAACAAGAATTGGTGCAAGAACCAAAAATAAACTTCCCAGATTATTCAAATACATTTAATCTTTCTGCAGATAACACTTTTGTTACCGCAAATATTAATCCAGAAAAACAGTCAGAAAATGAAATAAAACCAAACCAAGCAATGTTACCACAAAGTAAGGAGTTAAGTTTTGATACTTCTTCTATGTTTAAACCAGAAAGTCCCACTAATTTCCTTGAAAGTTACAATAACTCAAAGACAGAAGAAAATATCCCAGAAAAAACAACACCAATACAACCAGTACAAATTCAAGGTGTTCCTACTCAAACTCCACAAGTTGGAGAACTACCAGAACCAAAACCAAATGTCATTTATGCATCTTCTGGATCTTCTCAACAACAAGGTGCTCAAATGAATCAAACTCCTTCTAACGGGCCTTTGACAGATGTTCCTTTGATTCGTTCATCCAATCCAGATAATTTTTATACATTATATTCTTACTCTTGCTATAATGTGGTGATATAATATGGCAACAACCGCAGATATTATATCCCAAACTTCTAGTATTAATTTAATTACAAAATCAATATCGTCTACTCGTTCTTCCCTGTCAAGTACTAATGTTAGTGTTGGTAGAATACAAAAAATTATAGAAACAAAAACAAAAGTAAGAAGTGACTTGTTCTTTAAAAATCAAATTATAGAAAGAAGGAGAAGAGAAGCATCCAAAAGAAGAGAATATGAAGATCAAATAGAAGCATCGAAAGTAACCACAAACATTAAATCTGGATTACGAGTTACTTCATCCAGTGGTCAAGGCCCATTGAGTAGAATTTTATCTTTCCTTGGATACATGGGTGCCGGATGGATTATTGAAAATCTTCCAACATGGATTGCAATGGGACAAGAGTTCATTGCAAGAATGAGAAAGGCAGGAGAACTCATATATTCAATACCACAAACTATGTTGAAAGTTCTTCAAGGGTTTGGTGATGTATTGAAAGCAGTAGGAACAAATATTCGCAACTTAGATTTTACAGATTCTTCTAATGAAGTACAAAATTCATTTACACAATTAACTGATACCATAGATTTATTGGGAACACAAATTGTAGATGGATTTAAATTGATGTTACAACCAACAGGTGAGGTTGATATTCCTTCTACTGGAGAACAACAACCTGACACTGGTTTTCCTGAGGTTCCTACACCTTCTCCTGGTGGTGGAGGTTTTGGTGGATCTGGAGTTTCAAAAGGAGTTGAAATTGCAAGAAGATTACAAAAAGATCTTGGGTTGAGAGACTATCAAGCAGCAGCAGTTGTTGGAAATCTTTTACAAGAAAATAGCACTCTTGGCCCAAGTGTTCTTGAAGGTGGAAAAAAAGGATTATTAACCGAAGCAATGAGAAAAGGAACTGGTTATGGATGGGCACAATGGACATATCCAAGTAGACAAAAAGAATTATATCAACTTGCAGAAAGTATGGGAGTTGACCCTTCAAAACAACCTTTAACTGATGAAATTAATTATGCAATGCTTCTTAGAGAATTGTCAAGACTTCCTTCTTTTAAATCAACAAAATCTATAGAGGAAGCTTCTAATTGGATATTGGTAAATTATGAAAATCCTGCAGATAAAGGATCAAGAGAACAAAGTGAGAGAATTGCAGATAGTAAAAAAGTTTTACAAGGACTAAAATCTACGCCATCTACTCCACCAAAACCAACAGCACCCCCAAGACCAGTATCAACTGGAACTATGAATTTAATACCGCAGACAGGTTCTGGAGGATTTATTCAAGGTGGATCTGGATCTGCAGGAGATGCCACATATGCAACACACTTTCATATAGACGCTAAATCTGCAAATCCAAATGCAGCACAACTTGCGAATATTCGTGAAGTTTCTTTTCAAGCAGTAAAAGCAATGTTTGCTAGAGGATCATGGGTTCATTTTGGAAATATTAAAAAAAATGTTTATAGTAATGTATCAGATTCTGAATTAAAATCTTTAATTGCTGCTGAACAAAGAGCACATGGTGCAAGAAGTAGTGCAGGTGTAGATATTCAAGAACATAATCCAAAAACAAAACAAACTTTCCCCTCTCAACCAGGATCAGCGACTAAATTTCCTTTTGCTGTTGGTGAAGTTTATTATCGTGGTGGATATGGAAGAGAAGCAGAAATTATAGGAACTGGAGGAATTACAGTATCCCATGGTGCTGCCGGTTCTAAGGCAAGTCAAATATCTCCACAACTTGCAAAAGTTCCATCAGAAACTTCTATAACTCCATCACCATCCTCAGAATCACAACAACCACAAATTTCTTCTCTTTCTTTGCAAGAACAAATGGCAGTTGCGGAGGCTGTAAAAGTAGAAAGAATGGGACAACAGTTTCTTTTTATTGATGACAGATCAGCACCACAACCATCTGTTTCTGCAGGATCTCAAAAATCTTATGGTGGAGGTGGTGCTTCTGGTCAAATAACTGAGTTTGATATGTTAAATAGATTTATGAAACAAAAATTACTCTTAGACTTTAACTATCTCTAATGGAAGCAGCAAAGAAGTCCATATATGATACAGTATTAATAGAATCTAACGATCAAAAGCAAAGAATTGATCTAAGAACATCTATTGTTGCTTTTGAATACTATGAAGATATATTCTCCCCAATTGTTACTGCCAAAATAAAAATAGTAAATACTGGAAATTCTGCATCCACAGAAAAAGATACTAGTAAACAATCTCTTTATAATGGACTTCCTTTAAGAGGTGGTGAAAGAATAGCAATCAAAGTAAGACCAAATACAAAAACTAATATTGCATTAGATTTTGCCAATAAAGTTGAAAATTATTTTTATGTTTCAAGTATAACTGATGTAATTGCAGAAGCACAGAGAGAAAGTTTTACATTACATTTAGTTCCTAGAGAAGCGATTACAAATGAAACTGTAAGAGTCACAAGAAAATACCCAACAACATTAAGTATTGATGGATCAGTTGAAAAAATTTTAAAGGAAGTTTTACAATCCAAAAAGATTGGAAAAATTGATAAGACTTCAAATAAGTATGGATTTATTGGAAATATGAGAAAACCATTCACTATATTGACCTGGTTGGCTTCTAAATCTGTACCTACAGAATCTAAAGATGGTACAGCAGGATTTTTATTTTATCAAACAAAGGATGGATTTAATTTTAGATCTATCGATGAGATGAATAAAGAAAAACCAAAGGCAACTTATATTTACAGTGAAGCAGTACAATCTTATTCTGAAGAAAATCAAAAAGTCAATAATGACTTTAAAATTTTAAATTATTTCATTGATCGTAACCAAAATTTAATTGAAAAATTAAGGTTAGGAACTTATGCTAGTTATCGGATGTTCTTTAATCCTTTAGACTTTAAATTTTCAAAACCAGAAGAAGGAGTTTTTAAGCAAAGTGATTATGTCAAATCAACTGAAAATCTAGGAGATCGATTAAAGTTACCTAAAGTTTCTGATGGATCTGAACAAACTCTTGGTGACATACCATCAAGAATGATTACACAAATATTAGATGTTGGAACATTGGAACAAAATGTATCCACAGATAAGAATTCTGATCCTCAAAAATATCAGTCACAGTCATTGATGAGATATAATAGCCTCTTTACACAACAACTAAATTTGATAGTTCCTTTAAATACAAACTTGAGTGCTGGAAATATTATTGAGTGTAATTTTCCAAAAATTAGTAGTTCTGATAAAAAAGAATTTGATCAGGAAACAAGTGGACTATATATGATAAAGGAATTATGTCACCATTTTGATACTGAAAGTTCTTATACATCAATGAAATTAGTAAGAGATACCTTCGGACAGAAAAAATGATAGACGAATCAATACTTAAAAGTAATTTTATAGGAAGAGATGGTTTTAGATGGTGGATTGGACAAATTCCACCAATTGAAGCACAGAAATCACAAGCAAATGGTGGTGGATGGGGAAATAGAACTAAAGTTAGAATCTTAGGTTATCATCCTTATAGTTCTGTAGAACTTCCTAATGATGAACTGCCATGGGCACAAGTTCTTATGCCTCCAACATCTGGAAGTGGTGCTGCAAATTATGCAGTAAATCCAAAATTAAGACCTGGTGACACGGTACTTGGATTTTTCTTAGATGGTGATAATGCTCAAATACCAGTTATTATTGGTTGTTTTGGTAGAACAGATCAAGTACCAAGTACAAACTTTAAATCACCTTTTGTTCCATTTACTGGTTATACAAAAAGAATTCCTGCACCAAATGGAACATTATATAAGTCTGAAGCAAGTGAAGAAAAAAGTAATTCGCAAAAATCTCCAAGAGATGTAACTCCAGAAACTACGAGTAAATTAAATCAAAAAAGTAAAGCAAAAGATGAAGTATTTTATTTTTCTGGTGTAGGTAAAAAAGTTGTACTTGGTAACTCAAGTAATGATACTGTTGCAAAGGGGATTGGAGCAGAAGTAAATAATTTACTTCAAAAAGTAAATGACGTAACAAATAAAGTACAAAACGTAACAACTGAAATTAGTAGATCTGTTGATAAGATTGTTGGTATTGCAAATGGATTTGTTGCACAAGCAGTTAATTCTTTGTATTTAAAATTAATACCATTACTTCAACAAGGACTTGATGCATTATATAAACAAGTTTACGCTGCAGTTTTTGCTGCAACTCAAAATCATCCTGCAGCACATTTAGCTGGTGTTGCTGCCCAAACCGCTATGATACCTCCAGTAAAAGCATTGGAGGCATTTATTCCAAAAATAGTCGGCATTGTAGTTAATAATTTATTTAAAACAGTTAAAAGTATGTTGACAGATACTATTAAAAATGTAAAATATTTTAAAAGTTGTGTTGGTGAACAATTTGTTGGTTCTTTACTAAATGAAATTATTGGCAAAATTCAAAGTGGAATATCTGGTGTTTTAAACGGTGTAACTAAAATTTTACAATTTGTATCTTTTGGTGTTTCTAGTGTTGGTGATTTTCTAAGAAGTGGTGTAAGTGCTGTAAGATCAATAGGTGGTTTATTTGATGTTAATCAAAATAAAAATAAATCATCTGGAAATGCAGAAGAATGGACTATTGGTGTTGGAATTGTTGATGCAGGTGAAGATGCTATAAAATTTGCAACTATTCTTAAAAATATGAATATTGCGAATGGAATTGGAAATATAAAAGATGGTGTTAAAGATATTAAATCTGGATGGGACATTTTTTCGGAAAAAACAAAAAATAAAAAAAATAAAAGTGCAGTTGGTGGATGTTATACTGAACAACAAACAAATTGTTCTGCTCCCAAAGTAAAAGTATTTGGAGGATCAGGAAAAGGTGTTGTTGCTGAAGCTATTCTTGGATCGTTTACGACGGATGCATCTGGTGTTACAACTGCAAGTGTTATTGGAATAAAAGTTAAGAAAAAAGGTAAAAAATATAAGTATCCACCGTTCGTAGAAATTGTTGATGATTGTAATCAAGGATATGGTGCTGTTGCTAGATCTGTAATTGATGAAAATGGTGAGGTAACTAACATTTATATGGTTTCTGAAGGGGAAAATTATCCAGTTGGAAATATTAATGTTAATACTGCCGAAGATATTGCAGAAACAAATCCTGCACAAATACCAAACTATGTTTCAGATGTTTATGTACAACAATCTGGATTTGGTTATCAATCAACCGATAAAGGTTTTGATGATTTTGGAAATCAATATTCAATTACTGTTGATGAAGATGGATCAATAGTTAGTGTTAGTATAGATACTCTTATTACAGATACTCTTATTACAGATACTGGACAAGATACTGCAACAGAACAATTAATACCAAGTTTAGTATCAGATTTAAGTACAATATCATCTCCATCATTGATAATAAATAACTATATTATTGTTGAAGATTTGCCGACGATTACTATAGAATCTGATACTGGTATTGGCGCTATTTTAAATCCAATTTTAGATAAATTACCAATTGAAGTAATCAAATCAAATGAATCATCTATAAGAGAAACCAAGTTTGTAAAAGATTGTATTACATAAGATGCCAAGAAAGCAAAATTGGGAAAGAAGAGATATATGTAGTTATGGCCCTAAGTTTAGGATTGATACAAATAATCCACAAATGGGTGGAAATGGAACTAATGTTTATGCATTATATGCAACCACAGATAATAAAGATATAAATTTTTCTGGTTTAACAGAATGTGGAACCTATCGTATATGGAATGATAGGTCAATTGAATTTATTGCAGGAAATAAAGACTCTAGTGATGGTGTGGATATTGTAATTGCAGGAATGAGTGGTGATGTTACTATCACTGCAATGAGAAATGGTGCAGTAAAAATAAAAGGAAAAAATATTGTTATTGAAGCGGATGAAGATATTGATTTAAAGGCAGGAAGAAACATTAATATCAATGGAAAATCTAGAGTATTAATTAAAGGAAATAAATGTGAAGCAGATGGTTTATTGGGAAATTTAGTTCCTGATAGTTTTGGTGCATTGGCTTTTTCAAAAAGTTTTGTTGGGGCAGATATTATTAGTAGCAGTTTTATGGCAGGATTTCCAAATGTTATTGGAACCGCTCAAGATATCGCAATTGGTGCTAAAGATGCTCTTTCTGGAGGCCCTGGATCTTTAGTTTCTGGTGCTGCACAGTTTGCAAAATCTACCCTAAAATCAAATCTTCCAATTGATCAGATTGTAGATTCTACACTTCATGTACTACAATCTTCTCAAGATTTTAGAGAATCTTTAAATTCAGTTATAACGGAAAAGTAATATGGCAGATATTACAGTAACTGGTAACGAATCTTATTTTAACGAAAAAGCAACTTTTTTTAAAGGAATTGTTGTTTACGGTGATGCTGTAGATGGTGATAGTGGTGAAAAACTTGGAACTGGAAGTGGAACTGGAGGTGGTGATGAAGGTCCACAAGGTGTTCAAGGTTCTTTAAGTAATTTTCAAGGAACTCAAGGTCTTCAAGGACTTCAGGGTTTAAAAGGTGAAGGAGATCAAGGTACTCAAGGACTCCAAGGTCTTCAAGGTCCTTTAAGTAATTTTCAAGGAACACAAGGACTTCAAGGTTCTCAAGGTCTTCAGGGAACTCAAGGACTTCAAGGTACTCAAGGACTTCAAGGTCCTTTAAGTAATTTTCAAGGAACACAAGGTGCTCAAGGCACTCAAGGAACACAAGGTGCTCAAGGTACTCAAGGTGCTCAGGGAACACAAGGCACTCAAGGAACACAAGGTGCTCAAGGTACTCAAGGACTCCAAGGTCTTCAGGGTTCTTTAAGTAATTTTCAAGGAACACAAGGTGCTCAAGGTACTCAAGGAACACAAGGTGCTCAAGGTACTCAAGGAACACAAGGTGCTCAAGGTACTCAGGGAAGACAGGGTGCTCAAGGAACACAAGGTGCTCAAGGTTCTTTAAGTAATTTTCAAGGAACACAAGGACTTCAAGGTAATCAAGGACTTCAGGGTACTCAAGGTGCTCAAGGTTCTTTAAGTAATTTTCAAGGAACTCAAGGACTCCAAGGTACTCAAGGTGCTCAGGGAACACAAGGTGCTCAGGGACATCAAGGACTTCAAGGCACTCAAGGTGATCAAGGAACACAAGGTGCTCAAGGACATCAAGGTCTCCAAGGTTCTCAAGGACTCCAAGGTACTCAAGGTGCTCAAGGTACTCAAGGTGCTCAAGGAACACAAGGTCTCCAAGGTTCCCAAGGACTTCAAGGTACTCAAGGTGCTCAAGGTACTCAAGGTGCTCAGGGACATCAAGGTCTTCAAGGTTCCCAAGGACTTCAAGGTACTCAAGGTGCTCAGGGAACACAAGGTGCTCAGGGAACACAAGGTCTCCAAGGTTCTCAAGGACTCCAAGGTACTCAAGGTGCTCAGGGAACACAAGGTGCTCAAGGCCATCAAGGTCTTCAAGGTTCTCAAGGACTCCAAGGTACTCAAGGTGCTCAAGGTACTCAAGGAAGACAAGGTTCCCAAGGACTTCAAGGTACTCAAGGTGCTCAAGGAACACAAGGTGCTCAAGGTGCTCAAGGCCATCAAGGTCTCCAAGGTTCTCAAGGACTCCAAGGTACTCAAGGTGCTCAGGGAACACAAGGTGCTCAAGGCACTCAAGGCACTCAAGGACATCAAGGTACTCAAGGCACTCAAGGAACACAAGGACTTCAAGGTGCTCAGGGAACACAAGGTGATCAAGGTATTCAAGGACTTCAAGGTTCTCAGGGAACACAAGGAAGACAAGGTTCTCAAGGACTCCAAGGTACTCAAGGTGCTCAAGGCACTCAAGGAAGACAAGGTTCCCAAGGACTTCAAGGTACTCAAGGTGCTCAGGGAACACAAGGTGCTCAGGGAACACAAGGCCTTCAGGGACATCAAGGACTTCAAGGCACTCAAGGACTTCAAGGTACTCAAGGTGCTCAAGGCACTCAAGGACTTCAAGGTTCTCAAGGACTCCAAGGTTCTCAAGGACTCCAAGGTACTCAAGGTGCTCAAGGAACACAAGGTCTCCAAGGTTCCCAAGGACTCCAAGGTACTCAAGGTACTCAAGGTTCTCAAGGCACTCAAGGTGCTCAAGGAACCCAAGGTCTTCAAGGTGATCAAGGCACTCAAGGACTTCAAGGTAATCAAGGTCTTCAGGGAACTCAAGGTGCTCAGGGAACACAAGGAAGACAAGGTACTCAAGGTCTTCAAGGTTCCCAAGGTCTTCAAGGTTCTCAAGGTGCTCAAGGATTACAGGGATTAAAAGGAACAGATTCAACTATTGCATTAAGTGATGATAATTTATCAACAGATACTTTTTTTGTTGGATTAAGCACACAAAAAAATAATCAAACTGGAATATCATCGATTAAAGTTTCTTCTGAAAAATTAACATTTATACCTTCATCTGGTAGTCTTGGAGTAGGAACTTCTAGACCATATTCAAATACTACATTAACTGTTGTTGGAACTGCAACAGCAACAAATTATCTTGGTGATGGTTCTGGATTAGTTGGAATCGTAACTCAATTAGTTTCTGGAATTGGTATTGATTTAGATCCAACAAATGGTAGAGGAAAAGTTACAATAACTTCTTATAAACCAATTGGAAAAACAATTTATGTTTCTCAAAATGGTAATGATAGTAATACTGGACTTGCCGAAAATTATCCCAAGAGAACGATTAAAAATGCAGCAGGAATTGCAAGTTCTGGTGATACAATCAAAGTTTTTCCTGGTGTTTATGTTGAAGATAATCCAGTAATCTTAGAAAAAACAGTTTCTGTTGAAGGAACAGAACTTAGAAACTGCATGATTACCCCACAAAATTCTGGATTAGATCTATTCCATGTCAATAATGGATGCCATTTGACAGATTTAAGTTTTGTTGGTCCAGAATCATCTAATGGTGCAGCAATCATTGCTTTCCAACCATTAGCAGGTGTTTCTTCCGATAGATTTTTTGATGGTGCAAGAATGATTCGAATGAATCTTGATTTCATTGCATCAGAAGCAGTCGGTTATATAACAAGTACAGATTATAGAAGTCCAGCATTTGTTATTCCGAATCCAGGCAACCCAACTGAATGTAAGGATGATATCAAGAGTATTTTAAAATGTGTAATTCATGATATAACTCGTGGTGGAAATTCAAAATGCGTTGGAGCTGGAAAGTCTTACTATAATAATTCAGGTCAACTTCAACATATTGTTGGTGTCACTACTGAAACAATTGATGCTTTAAGATATGCAGTAGGAATTGCACATTCTTGTGTTAATAATGTTTCCTTTACAAAGACAAGTGGTGGAAATTATCAAAATGTCTTTACACAAGTTAAAGATTTGAGTATGCAACCTGATGGAGCAACAAATTACAGTATTGGAAATTGCTCAAATGTTCTTTCAGCAGTTGCAAGTTGTGTTGGTGTAGTTACAACGATTATTAAGAATGGGTTGAGTGCTCTTGGTGGTGCAGGAATTAATACAACATATCCAGCAGATTATGACGGACAATCAGGAAACAATTGGTCCTCTACAAAAATTGGAGGAACAATATATTCACCTGGAGTTGGAAATATTACTCAAGGACCATATGTAAGAAACTGTACTAACTTTATACCCAAGAGTATTGGAATGAAAGTTGATGGGTTTGCCGCAGAACCTGGAGATTTAGATGATTTTGGTGTTACTGGATCTATGTCAGTTGATTCTTACACCCAATATAACCAAGGTGGAATTGGAGTTTCTATTACAAATGGTTCATACGCACAATTAGTTTCTATATTTACTATTTGTAATGATATTGGACATTGGACTTCTGGTGGAGGTCAATGTGATATTACGAATTCAAATTCTTCTTTTGGAAATAAAGGTTTAGTTTCTAATGGAGTAGGTGATGCAGAATCAAGATCAATTTATCGCTACACTGGAAATGTTGTAAATGAAGTAACATTTGATGGTGATAATCCAGATACAGTAGTAATTTCTGGATTAGGATCTAATCGTCCTTATGACGGACAGGCAATTTATTTTGATAAATTATATTATCAGGTTCAATCTATTGAAGTTACTAATATGGGATCTGGATATTCTCAGATAAATCCACCAACTATTGTGTTATCCAATCCAATTGGAGAAAATGGAGTTACTGCAGAAGCATCTGTGAACGTTCTGGAAAATGGTTCAATTGGATCTATAGATGTTAATAATAATGGTTCACAATATCTAGAAAATCCAGGATATACTATTAATCATAATGGTGGTGTTGGATTAGCATTTACAACGATAATGTATCCAATATATTATGGAATAGAGAGTGCTTCATTACCAGTTTCTGGAATTTCTACTGTTATTTTGCAACAAAATCTAAATAATACAATTGGATCGGGAACTACGGTATATTTTTCCAGATTAAGTTTACAACTTGCAACAACAATTTCTTTGGAATGGGTTGGAAGTGGAACAAATATTAATACTGCAAAACCGTCTTTAGGTGGAGTAACTAATCCAGATGCTGAATTTGTAATGTTAGAGGGTGGCAAAATTATATTCACTGGAACAAATCAATCTGGAAACTTTAGAATAGGACCAGATGTAACTATAAATCAACTCACTGGAACAATTACTGGAAGAGCCTTTAATCAAAGTTTGTTAAATACAGTAACACCTCTAATTATTGCATTAGGAATATAAGATGGCAGTAGTTGCACTTAATAAATTTAGAACAATAAGATATGATGTAACAACGACAAATACAGGAATATATACATGTCCTGCTGGAGTAGCATCAATTGTTATTTTATCACAAGTATCAAATATTTCATCTGGCGTTGCATCAATAACTGCTTATCATTCTAGACCTTCGGAATCTCCTAATGATAGAAGTTTAAGTACACAAGTTCCAATACCACCAAAAGATGGATATAATATAGTGTCTGATGGTAGACTTGTGTTAGAAACTAATGATATATTTAAAGTTCAAGCAAGTCAAAATAATGCTTTAACATTGGTTTTGAGTGTTTTAGAAACTGCAAAACAGTGATTAATTAAAATGGTAAAATATAATTCTGGAAGAGTAAAAAGATTTGATCAGACTGGTATAACATCTGATAGATATGAGTTTTTATCCCTAGAACAAGCGGAACCAGATTTAGGAGATCCTAAAGTTGGTATTGCGTCTACTGTTGCAAATCCAAAACCAGAAGGAAAAACATATCTTTTAGCTGCAGTTGATGGACATGTTGGAAAAAGATATTGGGTTCCAATAACAAGTGAAGGATCTGGAGAATTAAACGTTCAAGGCCCTCAAGGTCTTCAAGGACTTCAAGGTGGTGCTGGGCAAAGTGGAGACTCGATTCAAGGTAATCAAGGAACACAAGGTACTCAAGGAACACAAGGTGCTCAAGGCACTCAAGGAACACAAGGTACTCAAGGTTTAGGAAATCAAGGCACTCAAGGTCTTCAAGGTACTCAAGGTGCTCAAGGTACTCAAGGTGCTCAAGGTACTCAAGGTTTAGGAAATCAAGGCACTCAAGGTCTTCAAGGTACTCAAGGTACTCAAGGAACACAGGGTGCTCAAGGTACTCAAGGAAGACAAGGTTCTCAAGGAAGACAAGGTTCTCAAGGACTTCAAGGCACTCAAGGTGCTCAGGGAACACAAGGTGCTCAAGGAACACAAGGTAATCAAGGTACTCAAGGACTTCAAGGTTCTCAAGGACTCCAAGGTACTCAAGGTGCTCAAGGCACTCAAGGACTTCAAGGACATCAAGGTCTCCAAGGTTCCCAAGGACTTCAAGGTACTCAAGGTGCTCAGGGAACACAAGGTGATCAAGGTATTCAAGGACTTCAAGGTTCTCAAGGACTTCAAGGCACTCAAGGTGATCAAGGACTTCAAGGACTTCAAGGACATCAAGGACTTCAAGGTTCTCAAGGACTTCAAGGCACTCAAGGTGCTCAGGGAACACAAGGTGATCAAGGTATTCAAGGACTTCAAGGACATCAAGGACTTCAAGGTTCTCAAGGACTTCAAGGTACTCAAGGTGCTCAAGGCACTCAAGGACTTCAAGGCCATCAAGGACTTCAAGGACTAACTGGAAAAGCTGCTGCTTGGACAAGAAAAACAATATCTAATGATAATGATACATTATCAGATGGTGATCAAATTATTGCAGATACCTCGGGAGGTTCATTTACCTTAAATTTACCAGCAAATCCATCAAATGGAACGATAATAAGAATTGCAGATGGATATAATTGGTCTTTACTAAATCTAATTATTTCTCGTAATGGAAGAAAAATTGAAGACCTTGAAGAAAATCTTGAAGTTGATCTTGGACTTACAATTTTAGACTTAATATATGAAGATGATGGATTAAATCCTACCTGGCATGTTTTTTCTTCATTAGGTCCTCAAGGTATTCAAGGTGCTCAAGGTACTCAAGGACTCCAAGGTACTCAAGGACTCCAAGGTACTCAAGGTGATCAAGGAACTCAAGGTTCTCAAGGTACTCAAGGTGATCAAGGAACTCAAGGTTCTCAAGGTTTAGGAAATCAAGGCACTCAAGGTCTTCAAGGTTCTCAAGGACTCCAAGGTACTCAAGGTGCTCAAGGTACTCAAGGTCGTCAGGGGATTAGTGGATCAAAAGGTGATATTGGACATCAAGGTATTCAAGGCACTCAAGGAAGACAAGGTACTCAAGGTGCTCAAGGCACTCAAGGTGCTCAAGGAACACAAGGAAGACAAGGCACTCAAGGTCTTCAAGGTGCACAAGGTACTCAAGGTGCTCAAGGCACTCAAGGAAGACAAGGTACTCAAGGTCTCCAAGGTTCCCAAGGACTTCAAGGCACTCAAGGTGCTCAGGGAACACAAGGTGCTCAAGGCACTCAAGGAAGACAAGGTTCCCAAGGACTTCAAGGTACTCAAGGTGCTCAGGGAACACAAGGTGCTCAAGGATCTTTAAGTAATTTTCAAGGCACTCAAGGTCTTCAAGGTACTCAAGGTGCTCAAGGAACACAAGGTGCTCAAGGAACACAAGGTGCTCAAGGTACTCAAGGAAGACAAGGTTCCCAAGGACTTCAAGGTGCTCAAGGAAGACAAGGTTTAAGTAATCAAGGTAATCAAGGTCTTCAAGGAATTAAGGCAAATACAATTATTGATAGAGAATCTACATTAGAAATTATGCTATTCACATAAATACAAAAAAGTAATTCATAATAATGGTTCTTGCAAGAAAATCTTTAGGATATCCAGTAATAGTTTCTGCAGGCACAACAGTAACTGTTTATCAAGTTGGGTCTGCAAAAACTGCATTTATTAGAACAATTGCAGTTCATCATGCAAGTTTGGGTTCGGCAACTGCTGCACTATCACAAGTTGTCCAAATATTATATGTACCGTCATCGCATGTGGGAGTGGGAACTTCTGGTCATAGAATCGCTAGACTTAATTTAGCACCAGATGATACATTCTTTTTTGAACCTCACTATCCCCTTACATTAGATACAACTGGAGATAGAATTCAAGTTTTTAATGAAGGTTATTTTCATGGTGGATTATCTGAAAGTCCAGTAAATGTTTTAGTTATGGGTGACAGGGAGGAATGATAAATGGCATTTAAGAATACTAATTTAAGTTTACTTGCATATAATACTGGATATATCCTAAGAAGGAATGTATTAATTTCTAGAATCTTATCCCAATCTTCAGGACTGAGATTTACTCCTGGAAATGGATATACATATGACATTTTTATCAATCCTGGATCATTTACTGTCCATACTGGTGGTTATATGGATGTGATGTTGGTTGGTGGTGGTGGCGGCGGCGGTTCTGGAGATCCAAGTTCTCGTGGTGGTGGTGGTGGGGCAGGAGGAGTGAGGCATGTATATAATCAATTATTTCCAAGAGGAACATATACAGTTGATATAGGTCCTGGTGGTCCTGGTGGAGTTTATAATGGATCCAGTGTAACTGCTGCATGGCGCGGCAAGGATGGAACAATTACAACAATTTCATCTCCAACTATTTCTCAAATTAGTGCAACTGGAGGAGGTGGTGGGGGAGCAGGGCTTGTTCCTCAAGTCACTTCTGTTCTTTCAGGTCAACCTGGAGGTTCTGGTGGTGGTGCTGGTGGGGCGAATTCATTTTCATTTTTTGGAACAGGAGTTTCTGGGCAAGGAAGTCCTGGTGGACAAGGTGAAAGTACCTCCGGATCAACCGTATATTTTGGTGGAGGTGGTGGGGGTGCTTCTCAAGCAGGTTTTACTTGGAATGATTCAACTTTTAATAAAGGTGGTGATGGATCTGCAGCATTTTCTGGAGACACTGGTATACCTACCACATATGGAACACCTGGACCTGGACCTGGAAGATATTTTGGTGGTGGTGGATGTGGTGGACATCCTGGTAGTATAACCGTCAGACCAGCAGGTGGTGGAGGATCTCATAGTGATCTAGATGGCATAATTAATACAGGTGGTGGAGCAACTGGTGGTGCAGCCTCTGGAAATAATGGAGCACCTGGAATTGTGATTGTAAGATACTTAACCAATTTCCCTTGACATCAAACCCAAAGTGCCCTATGATGACTGGGAAATGATGAAAAGCACAATGCCTTCAGAAACCGAAGAATTCTTGACACGATGTGTTGTGGATACTCTTGCACGAAAATTTTATCTTTATTCAAATGAAGGTGACGAAAGAATCGTTGAGTGTGAAACAGTTGATCAATTTATGAATGTACTCGAAGTTGTACGAACACAACTGGATGAAGATACTTTAGTTTATTCAAATCCTTTCTAAATATGGAAATTTTTACTGTCGAAGAATTTCAAGAAAAATGGGACGAACTAATTGATCGTGTTGAAAAAGGAGAGCATATAGGAATCATTAATGAAAATGGACAAGCAACAGTTATGATTCCTGCAGATGATGAACTTTTAAAACTTTACGTTGAGGAAAATAACGAAGGTTGTTAAAATCACTTCAGATCTAAGGGTCTGATTTTCTGGGATGTCGTCTATTGGTTAAGACCCACTGTTTCTAACAGTGTAAAGAGGGTTCAATTCCCTCCAGTCCTATTTTGAAAAAATAAATATAAGATACGGGAGTAAACCCTATGTCTTATCGTATTGATTCCGCATACTGCTGGTACAACAATGGTAGTATGATTGTGAAAATGTATTTTATTAATCATGTTCCTTTTACATTTGATGAATTGCCAGATGGTCATTTGTATGATTTAGATCTTTGTAGGGCAGCAGATAAACAGAGAACTTTTGAACCAGAAGACTTATATAAAAACTCATTTTATCTAATTGATGAAGAAGCACACCCATGTCTTTTTCCTGTTGATTTGGAAAATCCAGAAGATATGCCAGAAGATGAACAATATTTTTATGATGAAGATGATTTTTCTTCATAAATAAAACATAGAAATATTTCGTCAAATATAATAAAATGCCATTAAATAAACTTGATCAGTTTATCAAAAATACAGAAGGTCGCATCCTTTATGTAAACCCAAGTGACCTTGATTCGACTGATTCAATTACAAATGAAGGTAATTCACTTGCACAACCTTTTAAAACCGTTCAAAGAGCACTTTTAGAAGCAGCAAGATTTTCATATTTAAGAGGAAATAATAACGACTTAACCGAAAAAACAACGATTTTGCTTTTTCCTGGTGAGCATATAATTGATAATAGACCTGGATATGCAATTTATGCAGATAATAATAACGTAGCAAGAGTTACTCCTATTGATGGTGGTGTAGGAACTCCTGCACAGACAACATTATCTTTAGAATTAGATTCTAATTTTGATTTAACACAAGAAGATAATATCTTATATAAGTTTAATAGTGTTCGTGGTGGTGTTGTAGTTCCTAGAGGAACTTCAATCGTTGGTTTGGATTTAAGAAAAACAAAATTAAGACCAAAATATGTTCCGAATCCAACAGATCCTGCAGTACCAAACTCTGCAATCTTTAGAATCACTGGTGCATGTTATTTTTGGCAATTCTCATTATTTGATGGTGATGATAGTGGATTAGTTTATACAAATCCAAGAGATTTTAGTCCAGAATTTAGTTCTACTCCAAGATTCAGTCACCATAAATTAACTTGTTTTGAATATTGTGATGGTGTTAATATTGTTAATAGAACTGCATTTGGTGAACTTACTGATCTTGACATGTATTATAGCAAGGTCAGTAATGCATATAATTCTTATAGAGAAATTGAAAATGCATCTAAGTTTCCTCAATCCTCAACATCATTTGCAAAAAGAGCACCCGAATGGGAAATTGTTGGATCTTTTAGATCTGACCCAATTAATATTACGAATATTTTTTCAGGAAACGGTACAACAGCATCTAATAGAATTACTATAACAACTGACGTTGCACACGGACTGAATTTTGGTACACCAATCAAAATTCGCGGTGTTTCTGCATCAGAATACAATGTATCTACATTTGTTCAAGATGTTTTAAGTGATACTCAATTCACTTATCTTTTACCAACTTTCCCACCAAATTTAAATGCAACTCCACAATTAAATGATGCAACAGTTACTGTTGAAACAGATACTGTTGGTGGTGCATCTCCATACGTCTTCAACATATCATTACGTTCGGTATGGGGAATGAATGGTATGCACGCAGATGGTGCAAAAGCATCTGGATTTCGTTCAATGGTTGTTGCACAATTTACTGCGGTATCTCTTCAAAAAGATGATCGTGCATTTGTAAAATATAATAAAACTACAAGAACTTATGATTCTGTATCATATACACCAGTCTATGGTGCTGCACTACCACTAGGTGCGGCACAGACTAATACAGAAAAAGTCTATCACCTAGATCAGGATGCAATTTATAGACCTGATTGGGAATCGAGTCATATTAAAATTTCAAATGATTCATTTATTCAAATCGTTTCTGTTTTTGCAATCGGATTTACATATCACTTTGATGCAAACTCTGGAGCAGATGCATCAATTACAAACTCAAACTCAAACTTTGGTCAAATTGCACTAAAATCATCAACATATAAAGCAGAAGCATTTGAAAAAGATGATCATGCTTATATAACATCAATTGTCGCCCCAAGAGATATTGATACTTCAATTGCAGATGAAATTGAATGGTTATCTTTAGATGTTGTAAAAACAAGAACAGTAGCAAACTCTCAAAAGTTATATCTATACGGATTTACTTCAGAAAGTGCGATACCTGTTTCAGTAACACAAGGATATCGCATCGGTGCAAAGTTAAATGACAAACTTTACGCCAGATTTTTAGGTATTGATTATGAAGCCGACATTTATATGACCGGCAAAAATGACCAAACATCAAGAAATGAAAAAAGTTATATTGTAACTGCAATAAAAAATAATATATTTACAATTGGACCACACAATTTAAAGACTGGTGAGAAAATTATCATTCAGAGTAAAAAGGGAGATCTTCCAGAAAGTTTAACCGAACATATTGTTTATTATGCTATTACTGATGATTTACCAGGTAGTAGATTAAATTCACAACAAATACAAGTTGCAGCATCATTTACTTATGCATTTTTGAATGAAGCAGTACAAACATATGGTGGTGATCCTAATTCAGATATTATTATTAATAGTAGAGTTTCTGATAAAGATGCTGGTGATATTGGATCTCCAATTCAGTGGGATAGTGCCAATTCACAGTGGTATATTAATGTTGGAACTGGTAATCAAATTTACAATTCATTCTTGGATTCTGGAATTGGATATGATCCAGATGATGAGAATAAATATTCGGAATCTACAGACCTTGCATTTGTAACAAGAAATGCAGATGAAAGAGGTCTTGATGAAAAAGTTTACAAGTTAAGAGTTGTAATTCCAAAAGAATCTGTTAATGCAAAAAATCCAGAAATTGGATTTATTATGCAAGATTCGAGTTATACTGGAGCATTGAATAATACAGAAATATTTGGTTCTTTAAAGTCTTCATTAACTTTAAATGAAACGCGATATAAGAGAAATCAAAAATTTATCTCTAATTGTTCTTTATCTGGAACAGAAGTAACAATTACGACAGAAACACCACACAAACTTAAAGTTAGTGATATTGTAATTGTAAGAGACATTAAAGATACTATTGAATCTCCTACAGGTGAATTTAATCGTGGTTTCAATGGTTCATTTGCAGTTACTGAAATTGTAAATGATATGCAATTTAGGTACACAACTACTGATATTGCAGGATTGGTTCATACACCAGGATCTTTCCAAAACAATGTTAATACAAGAACTGTTGATGAACTTCCAAGAATTGAAAAGAATGATATTAAATCAAATCTTTATATTTACAGAAATGATGTAATTTCGGACTATATTAAAGACGAAAGAGATGGAATTTATCATCTTTATATTTTAAGTGCAAATTATGCACCTGTAAATACATTTACAGACTATAAGTTTACTCAAACACCAGTAGATCTTTATCCACAATTAGATCGTGATAACATTGATTCTAATCCAAAGTCTGCAAAAACTTATGCAAAAAGAGCACCAGTTGGTGATGTTGTAACAAATGATCTTAAGAAGAGTATTACAAGAGAAACTATTGATACTTTCTGCAAAAACTTTGGTAAAGGTTTAGAAATTCAAAGTGTTTCTGCCACACAACAACCAACTGCAACACTCACTTTTGCTCAAAATCATGGACTAGGTGGTGTTGTAAATGGCACATTAGTTGCTGGCACTGGAAGTCGTAACAATGGTACTTATTATAATGTAAAATTGCATACAAATGATAATGCTCTTTCACCATCAACATGGTCTGGAGCAACTGCAAAAGTCGTAGTTGCTGGTGGTGTTATAACTTCCTTTGAGATTCAAAACAAGGGATCTGGATATAAGAACGGAGATAAATTATATTTTAATATTGGAGGAACTTATCCAATTGGTGGTTCTTCTGATGCGTATATTGAATTAGCAACTTCTGGTATTACGACTTACATTGGTGATGTTGTTCAAATTACTGGTAATGGTTTTACTGATGATGGATATTATAGAATTAATTCAGTTGGTGTTAATACAATTAGTATTAACAGACACTCTGGTGATCCATCTATTTCTGCTGGACAATATGCTTTTGTTGTTGGACAGTCGGTTAAAGTACAATCTACACAATATGGTGTATCCCAGACAATTATTGATGGTGAAACTGCAGTTACAGTTGGATTAGTTACTTTTACAACTTATGACTCTCATGGACTGAGTGTAGGTAATAAGTTTAGAGTCATTAATTCTTCTAATTCAAATCTTGGAGATTATGTAGTTAAGGACGTTCTTTCCGTAACTTCATTTAATGTAAAAACCGAATCAAACCTATCAAGTTCTGCTGTAGATGGATATATTTTAAAACACGGTTTGTCTGCTAACCAAGGAATTTCTGATATTAGAACCGAAAGTTATTCTTCAAGAACTGTTCCATTTTATAGTGGGGAAACTTTCAAACTTACATCAGCAATTAACGCTGGAGATTCTGGTACAGTAAACATCCAATGTTTAACTGGTATTTCAACTTCTAAGAGATTAAAACTCGGTGATTTTGTTCAAGTAAATGACGAAATCATGAGAATTAGTTCTACTCCATCAGACACTTCAATTCAAGTGTTCCGTGGATATGCAGGAACTCGCCAAGGAAATCATCCAATCAATTCGATTCTCAAAAAAATTGATGTAGTACCAATTGAATTTAGAAGACCTTCAATTATTCGTGCATCTGGACATACATTTGAATATCTTGGTTATGGCCCTGGAAACTATTCAACTGCTCTTCCACAAGTTCAAATTAAAACTCTCTCTGAAAGAGAAGATTTCTTAGTTCAGGCGCAAGAAAGATCTGCTGGTGCTGTCATTTATACTGGAATGAATAGTAGGGGTGATACTTTCAATGGTAATACAAAAGTATCTGCATCGAGTGGTCAAACAATTTCTTATGATATTCCAAAACCAACAATTACTGGACAAGATCCTTCTAAATTAAGTGTTGCATTTGATGAAATTACAGTAAGAGAAAGAATTCTTGTTGAAGGTGGAACCTCAGGATTTGTTCTTTCTCAGTTTGATGGTCCGGTCACTATGACTAGATCGTTGAGAGTTAAAGGAAAAACAACTTTAAATGGACAACTTAGAGTTACATTTAGAGATAAAGCAGTTAATGAAAATAGTGGTTCAATTGTTTCTAAAGGTGGAATTGGTGTAGGTGATGATTCTTATTTCAGAGCAAAAGTTGAAATTGTAGGGCAAGTAAAAACTGGAACTGGTATTGTTCCAGATGAGGACATGGGTGCTTATATTGGAAGACCAGGAATTGCATATAGTGATGCATATATTGGAAACATTAGAGTTGGTGCTGCATCATCAAATACAATTGATACTAGATCTGGTGGTCTTACTATTGATGCAACAAACGGCAATTTAACTCAAACGGCATCAGGAGCAGTTAGTGTAACCGCCAGCGGTGGTAACTTAACTCAAACGGCATCAGGAGCAGTTAGCGTAACCGCCAGCGGTGGTAACTTAACTCAAACGGCATCAGGAGCAGTTAGCCAAACAGCAACGACTGGAAAGGTTA